GCCGCGACCGTATTCGACTCATACGATCTTCGAATCTACCGCATGATTGAGAATCATCTTGAGGGAAGAACTGAAGGCGTGCTCGGGGTATCGGTTGCCGACGATTTATTTAAGACCGTTGGAGTGGAAGAGTGGCTTGACGCTCTAGATATTAGCCGACGTCGCGGAATTATTACGGCCGATGAGAGAAATCTTTTCCGCTCTGCAACACAAGCAGTGATGGATGGGGGTCGAGCAAGTTTCCCAGCTATAGCTAACAAGGCTCTGGAGTTGGCGGAGGGTATGGAAGACGCCGGTAGGTCATTGCCCGTCGCCGCTTTTGTAGCGACTTCTGCTCCCGCCGAAGTGACAAGTAACGAACAAAGTTTTGATACTCAACCGACTTATCAACAGTATCGCGTTAAGATTCCCGGTAATATAGCTATTCCAACTACGGCTTCCTCCGAAGCGAAGGCCGTATCCAATGCGGCAATCCGATTGTTCGAACGTCAAGAAGTAGTCAACTATAACGGCCAACGTTATACTAGCCCGGGCCCTCTAATTGCAGCTCTTCGGGATACTGGCTACGCAAAGTTTGCTAAGGTTATTTCACCAGCACCAGAAGTTGCAACCGCAAAACCAATTGTCGTTTCGGTCACATTAAATGGAGAACCGATTTCGATTCCAGTACCGTCGCCCGAGGTTGTCCGTATATCGCCAGCTTCCGAGATTCGTGAGAGCCGAGCCGTAAAGAATATCGTCACGCAGTTCGTCGATGTTCTTCCTGAAGGCAAGATAAAGGACAGGCTTCTAGATGCCTGGTACTATCAGTCCATTCCACGCGAACAGCAATTCGATGATGCCAAATCTTATATTGCAACAAACGGTGTTCAGAACTCTCTTAATGCCTTCTTGAGTGGTAACATCAAGAGCTCTTTGCCATTACAGGGAGCTATCGGATTTGAGCTGGCCAATGCTCTTGGTGCAAAAGCTAAGACAGATTTATATGCCAGAGAACAGTTGGCAGAAGTAATGCTCTTGTTAAGTAGGAAATACGGTACTGAACCCGGACGTACCGTTGATCTCTGGAATGCGTTAGGAGAACTCTCCAACAATCCAGAAGCCATGAAGATGTACATCAGCAGACAAATTGATTCATCGATTCGAGGAAGGTTGACAGGCTTTGCGGAAGAAGAAAGCGAGATATCCTCTGGTCTTGTTGACTCCACTCGTAGAGCTGTCGACAAACTAACGACAGATAAGAAGACAAAGTCGACAATTGAAAAGATTGCAAAACTTGTAGAGCTTAATAAGAAGCAAGCAACTGTTGCCGAACTCGAAGCGGCAGTAGCAGAATACGTTGGAAGCGAGCAAGCGCTGGCAGATGGAGCGGAATTCCTTGGGGCAGATCTAGCCGCCGCCCCTGAGGTTGAGGGAAGTGATGCTGATGGCATTCGTCTTAACCCAGAACAAACCACCGCGCTGAGCCGAATGATCCTCGAGATCATTCAACGCTCTGAGAACCCTAGCATAACGGCAGCTTCCGAAGACCAAATCAAAAGCCTGCTGATGCTCACCCCAGCCTTGCGGGATGCAAAGAACCAAGAGAATGTTCGACGCAAACTTGATCTTTATTTTGATGCCGCTTTGACTAACGCTCTTGAAATTTTTTCAGCTCAAGCTCTTGGTGAAGCCCGCGCTCGAGAGAGCATTCAACCCCCCACAACCCGCGGGGAAGCCATTCGTCGAGTCCTTGAGGCTAAGGCTAAAGCCAAAGACCAAGCTCCCGTTGCAATCCCCACCGAAGCCACTTCGAGACTTGAAGCTTTAGCCGAAGCGTCAGCGGAAGCTTTGCAGAAACAGGCGGCTCGCCTTCAGGAAGAGCCCAAGAAGAAGGATCAGTTGGAAGAGTTTGCTGCCCGCATTCGTAGGCTAATCGCGCAGAGAACAAAGGAACAGGGCGGGCTTCAGCCCACTTATAAGCCAGAGCCAAAGCCATCTGAAGCCGAAGTTCTTCGTGATAGAATTGAGAAGTATCCGGACGTCATGGAGTTTATCGACAATGTACGCGACTCCTTAAAAGAAGTTTATAGTGAAGAAGAACTCGCCGGACTCGAGCCCTTCATCGACGAAGCATTTGGCCGACCCTTTACTGTGTCGAGCTTGAAGCAGGCAGTTCGCTCCCTCGAATCAATCGGTGGACCTCAAACGAATATTCGCGGTCTCATCCGTTCGAGCAAGGGCGATATCATGGATTTCGAAAATAAGATGGGCGCATTGCTGACCCAGAATACAACACTCGATGAGGCACAGAAGAAAGAAGTGACCGACTTCCTCCGAGAAGGATTGACCGACCTTATTGCCAGCGAGCGTAAGAAGGAACTCGAGAGGATTAAGAAAGGGTTTGAGGCGAAGAAAGAACGTAAGACTAGGAAGATGCGTTCGGCCCTGGATAGATTGATCGAGGCCACCAACCTTGGAGTTTTAACCGATAGCGAAGTATTCGCGCAGATGCACTCACAACTTGGGTTGCCTGAGTTGAGAGAGGAAGAACGCAAGAAGCTCAATAAGTTAATTGAAGACCTGCCCCTCTATCCGGTCGGAATGATTCGAAACAAAAAGATTTCTGAAATGTATCAGTATGTAAAGCTGGTCTCGCCCCAAGTGTGGGGAGAGTTGCTCGTTAACTATCAAACCTCCAACTTGCTGGCAGGAATTGGAACGATCGGTATCAATGCTTGGTCTTCGACGATGAGCAATCAGCTCAACGCCGGGATTCTCGCCGGAGTTGGAGCGGCTAAAGGGATAGTCGGAGACAAAGCAAGGGCCAAAGCTTATAAGGACGCAGCGATCGCACTTAACTCCGCCATCTTTGCCGGAGAGAAACCCGCACTGAACGCCGCAGCTAACGTATTTTTTAACGGGGATTATTCAAATATTCAAGATGCTCTGACCCAGGAATTGGGCGGGGTCAACATCTGGGAAGCGATTGTAAAACAAGGAGAAGATTACCGGGCGGGCAAACCGGGAGCTGTTCAGCCTGAGTTGCCGGTTAATGTATTCGGACAAGAGTATCGAATCCCACTGGACTCTAAATTCTTAAGCAGTAAATATGGTGCCCTCGCCCCCTTTATATTCTTCGGTCGATCCATGGCGGCTGGCGACGCAATCAATAAAATTTCTTCCCGCAAAATGTATGAAATTGCCGAGGCTACTAACATTGCAATCGCGCAGGGTCTCCAGACAAACGATGAAATTGAAGCCGAAGTTGCTCGACTCCTCAATCAAAGTCCGGAAGCCAGAAAGCGCGCAGAAGCTAAAGCGGCTTCGGAAGCTAAGGAATTCAATCTAACTCCCGAACAAGAGTCGTTGCGGGTTGAAGAGATTCTTGAGCAAGGCAGGCCGGACGAAGAGATTGTTAAAAATTTAACGGAGAAAGCTAAAACTTTTGCAGCACAATCCACATTCACAAATAACTTTGAGGGATGGTTTGGATTATTAGCTGATGGTTTGACGAGCATCTCTGCCAAAGCGTGGCCGTTGAGATTGTTTGTTAAGTTCTTGAAAACGGGATCGAGCTTAGCGAATGAAGTTTTAAATTTTCTTCCGCTAATGTCCACCATCAGATTGTATCGTGGCTCCGCGGCTATGCTGAAGGACACTAAGTACTATCGCCCACCGGCCGTCCCCGGAACAGTCGAGCATGACCTCCTGCTGGGTAAAATGACACTTGGATATATCATAACAGGAACTCTGTTAGCCGCCTTAAAGGACGCTATTGGTGGTGAGGATGACCCGTATTTTAACATTCATTTCAAGGGACCAGCCGACCCAGCTCAACGTGAAGCTTTCTTCGCCGCGGGTGGAAAACTTCGGGCTATCCAAATTGGAAGATTCAGCGACGGAAAGCCACAGTTCTTCAGCTTTGAAGGTTTCCCTGTCGGATTGTCTGGCCCTCTACTTCTCGCGGGAGCTATTACAGAATCTATCCGATACGAGAAACGATCCGTAGCAGAGTCCATTGTATTGGGCGGACTGACGGGCAGCGCCTTAGCGATGTACGGAATTCTAGACATGGCAGCTCTATCGGGCATACGTCAGCTTATGTCCCTCACTTCCCCAGGCGTCGGTCAACGTGATGCAAAAGGAATCATGACTAACCTCAGTAAGACGGTTGGCAATGTCGCGGGTGGTTTAATACCTGGATACGCAACGCTCCGTGACGTAGAGCAACTATTCAATGGCATAGCCGGCTCCCCCTCTGCTCGACCTTATCAAGAAAATCTTCTATCCACATTCGCCCAGTCCATTCCTTTCGCTTCAAAGGTTGGAAGGCCAGACCTTGACTTCCTCGGCGGTAACACAAAAACACAAGTAGCGAATACTGTTCCTTTCTTACGCCGACTCACAACTACGGGCGTTGACTCTCAAGCTTATGACAACGGGGAGAGAACCCCACAGGCAACTCACGACAAGCTAATTTCCATGTTCGCGTCTAAACGTTCCTCATTGGACTGGGATGCTGGTCCCCTTAAAGATTTTGCTATGGCAGAGATGATTCAAGACGCTCAAGCCAAAGGCGAACAACTAACACAGGACGATTTCTATAACCTCAAACGAGAGTTATCCACAGATGAGAAGTACGAATGGATGATGAGGGCTGGGCCGGTTATTCAAGAACAACTTGCTGAGCTTATCCCCCAGTTGGAAGCGATGAGCCCAGGACAGTTCAGAGAAGTGACGAGGTCAATTGTTAACCCAATCAAAAAGGCAATTCTATATCAAGTTCTTCTAGAGAAAAATCAAGAGGGTATCTTGTTTCCAGAAAGACAGTAAGTAGACTTTCGTTATGGCTGATTTAAACGAATACTTCCGAAAGACCTACGGGCCGGAGTATCAAAAGAAGATTGACTACTTCAAGAAAGCCGCGCCCGATGCGGTTGTGGCCGGCGAACGTCTTGGCATGGACCCCAAACTTCTACTGAGCCAGACGGCTTTAGAATCTGGCTGGGGAAAATCTGGCCTTGCGATGCAAGCTAATAATTTCGCTGGCGTGAAAGCCAAACCAGGTCAGCCATCCGTTGAAGTTGAATCGGCCGAAGGTTACGGAGCCAACCGACGGATGGAAAAAAGTAAGTTTGCAGCCTACGATTCTCCTTCAGCTTTCTTTGACCAATGGCCCGAGTTTCTAAAGTCCAAGAGATACCAAGAAGCTATCAAACAAAAAGACCCAGAGTCTTACGCCAGGATGATGGGTAAAGCTGGATACTATACAGAGAACCCCAATAAATATGCTGGTATTATGAAGAGCATTTATAAGGACGTAAATAAAATGATGCTTGACCCAAATGTTATTGAGCGAAGAATCAATGATTCGACGATTGCTGGCGGGGCAGGAGAACGATAATGCCAGGTCTAGGAAAGGCCAGCATGCCCTGCAACAAGCCTCGGCCCAGCACGCGGCCAGGCAAGAAGCGCATGGTCAAAGCTTGTGAAAGTGGAAAAGAAAAACTTGTACACTTTGGGGCCAAAGGATACGGCAACAACTACTCAGCCGCAGCTCGCAAATCCTTCCGGGCCCGCCATAACTGCGACAATCCAGGGACCAAATTGAGCGCTAAATACTGGGCCTGTAAGAACCTTTGGGCTGGTCCAGGTGGGGCCACCACAGCTAACCCGAGCAACCGAAAGGGGAAATACTAATATGCCGCTAGGAAAAAAGAAAGCCGCCGATGCCTGTACCCGCAAGGTGAAATCTCGTTACGCTGTTTGGCCTTCAGCCTACGCCAGCGGAGCATTGGTGAAGTGCCGTAAAGTAGGGGCAGCTAATTGGGGTAACAAGGGGAAGAAATAGTGGGCTTCGAACTCGAAAAGAAGAAGGGGTTGCACGGTTGGTTCTCCCGTAACAAAGGCAAGGGGTGGATTAACTGTAAGACTGGCGGTCCTTGTGGCCGAAAGTCAGCGGATAGCGGTGGAAGTTATCCAGCTTGTCGCCCCACTAAGTCAATGTGCAACTCAGCGGCTAGGAAAAAAACGAGCTCAAAACCCATAAGTTGGAAGAAAAAAACAGGGCTAGGCAAATGATCTTCTGGCCCGTTATATTTTTTGTTGGGATAGTAGTAGCTCTAATCCTCTGGAAGCCAAGAGGTAGGACTGAGGTTTGGGTGGAGATGACCGCCGAGGAAAGGTATATGTTAGCTAAAAGAATCTTCACCCGCGACCCATCGAGCTTCAAAGACAAGGATTCGGATGGCGTTGAGGATGAATTTGAAAAGGGCTCTTGACCCCCAACGCCCCACCCTATAATATAGACCCATGCCTCTAGGAAAAAATGTCTCTGCCAACATCAGCGAACTTTACGCTGATAATAAGAAAAAAGGTAAAGCCCGTGGAGCTGACGGCAAGGTTCGCCCGAGGGCACAGATCATCGCTATTGCGTTAACTGCTGCCGGCAAATCGAAAAGTAAATAAGATGAAAAACTATTCCATTAACTTGAATCAAAAGAACGCAAAGATGCCGACCGACAAGTCGCCCTCTCTTAAGGTTGAAAAGAAAAAGCCTTACGTTATGCCTCAGGTTTCTAATAGGGGTCGGGGTTTAGGGAAGTATTAACATGGCTCTGATGACCCTGTCAAGCCTCAATTATGGGGCTCCGATGGCGGCTAAGAGTACAGGTCTCGGCAGTGGATTTGTAACGCCCCAACGGGCGAAGGTTGAAAGATCTGGGCAGTTCCAAAAAATGGATATTTTTGCTTCTCAGAATATAAATAAACCTAAGCAACTGTTAGAGCAAGCTCCAATTCCCGCTAATCCTATTAGTCAAAATAACAATATATTTGGATCCCCCGACCTGTTAAATAATTTTGATTCCGTTTTTCAACAAAATCTAGCAGATACCGCTAAAAATCCAGTTGCAAGAATGAATATGTTGGACAGGGCAGCACAACAAGGACGTCCTGTAGATAGCAAATACTTTTTACCTGGCGCCGGAAGAATGCTACCAGGTTCGTACAATCCCGCGCAAAGTTCTAGCATCCCTCAAGCTGGACAAGCTTTAAGTGAGCCTTATAAACCAAGTAGTACAAGTAATTCTTCTTACAATTTTCAAAATTTTGAGAATATGTTAAAATCTATTCAAGCGGAACAGGACATGTATAAACAGGTTAGTGATCCAAATTTTAAATCTCTTTCCGAAAACGAAATGGCGGCACAAGCCGATGAAAAATTTAATAAAACGTGGGCAAATAAAACTTGGAAGGATTATTACACACCGGTAGACCCCGTTAGAGATCAAAGAATAAGGCAAGGAATACTAGATAGAATAAAAAAAGGAAAAGCTACCCAAACAGCATTGAGTATGCATAATGCAAATTATACAAATGCAAACCAAGAAGCGTCCGCTATTGATCTTTTTAATAGAAGCAAAAAGGCTGCCCGCAAAAATTATTTAAGTGAGATTCGGCAAACTAATGCATCAAAACAATATTTTGATTCCGAGGAGGGTAAAAAAAGAGCAGAAGCTGGAAAAAAAATGCTTGAATTTTATGGGGAACCCAAGAATTTAGCAATCGGGGATAGCTATTCAACACCAGAAGCCGTGTTAAAATCTCGAGAAACTGGTGGGTCAACGCCATATGAAAAAGAGTATTATAAAAAGTTAGGGCCACTAACCCCATATGAAAAAGCATATCGTGACGAGCTGGCCAAAGGCTCTAAAGCTGATCAAGCTAGAGATAAAGTAATGCAAGATTTTAATAAATCCGTAGGATTGACAGGAAATTTTGTCCCGTACAATTTCAATAAGTTTAATCAGGATACGCTACAGAAATACAAATAACATGCCAGCCAAACCCCGCTAATTCTTGTGGTATAACGCCAGCTTGGCAACCTTGTCGAGCAGGCCCTGACGTGGTCGATGCGAGTGATCGATCAAGCTCTTAACCTTTTTCTTTTTATTTTTCGCCACGGATTTTTCTGAACCCAACAATAGGTACTTCGCTCCAGGCTAGGGCTACGTGTAGTTCATTGTCCTCAAACCAAACATCTATCTCTGGATTGTAGCCATCCTTCAACTTCTCGTGCAGATCATGGAAAGCCTTGCGGGTAATAACCAGCTCTTCCGATTTACCATCGACCGCAGCTGCGGCGAGTAATACACGGAGGAACTGTTCGGATAGTTCGCCGAACTTTGCTTCTGCGAGCTTCTTGGGCACAATTCAATGCTGACTGGCGGGCTTGCCAAGTCAATATAGCTAGAACAAACTGGGAAAATGAGAAATAGAAAGCGCGATATTATTTGGCTTACGTGCCTCGTCACGCTTTCAATTATTAAAACTGTGTGTATACTTATAGGTAGAAGGATAAAATTGTGACAAAAAATATTCCCGAGTCCCCGGAGTTGGCGATACTTCCAGAACAAGTCGCGGATATTTTGCAATTTGCACGCGCTTGTTCTTTGGGTATCATCACCCCCGAGGAACTCGGGAATAAATTAGATGACTTCGAAACGTGGCTAGGCGAACATTTCTAAATCATCACCGCATCAATAGTTTCTTTTGAATCGTTTCGCAGGATTTGACATAAGTACCGAGGGCCATCGAGTAGACGGACCAACATACCACCATCAACCCTACGAGTGTGAAGAACAAGTAAATACTCTCCAACACTTTCGATACTAATCTTCGTTTGTTCTTCATCCGTGGACAGCGGCCAATCGGAGGGCTTCGTCTGCACCCGCCTTGTACACGTTCTGAAGAACGTCATCAAGGAACTGCGGGTCCAGTTCAAGTTTAAGGCTGTCGACCTTTTCCTTGGCTGTGTCCACTTCTGCTTTGAATGCGATCTTATGGATGCTGTCACCAGCGCCCCAAAGAATCTCACCATTTACTTTTTTCATATTTATTCTAATACCTCACTCCAGTACCGACTATTTTTATACCCCTGCAACTTGTCCCACCAGATGAATCTGGCAGTAGCCACTGGGATACCGTACTCCTGTGAGCAGGTCTGCCACTCGTTCTCAAGCGCGAGGTAGTCAGTCCTGTTCACGTTCCTATCCCTCTTGTGGATAGACTTGAGCACACGACGATCGAGGCAAACAACGTTTGACTCTTCGTGATGTTTCATCTCCACATAGAAGCTGGACTTTGCAATCGCCAATCCTGGGACGTTGTCCGCAATCCGATCACGGTATTGCATCAACGGCTCATTCGGATAACGCTCGAAGATGTGGGGCTTGGCAGCGAACATCTGATCAAACTTCCAGATGCTCACGGCTTTCGTCCGCCACAGTCCAGTCTTGGTTTGATACAGTTCGAACTGTAGCTTGCCAAGATCGGCTTTCCACGAGTCGCGATTCTTGATTGCGTTAAAGGCTTTCACGTTCTGCTTCCAACCGAAGTTGGCTGCGAGAATCGAGAATATCCAGAAGCGCCATTCGTCTTCACGGGACTTGGGCTTAATCTTGTCCCAGTAGTTGACGTAACGGCTAACCTCTCGGGACTTCAGTCCCTCAAATACTTCACGTACCCCAGTCATAAAACAAGGGAAGTGTGACTCCGTCGGGAGACGGATGCTGTCGCACCTCGCCTCCATGCTTCGTTGCATCGTTGTTCAAGGCTTCCATCTCCTCAGAGGTGTAGCCTCGGATGGAGTCGTCACGGATACCCGCGATGAAGTCCACCCATTTGTCGTCGATCGATAGGAACTTTTGTTCCGTTGGTTTTGTAATACAATAACAATTCATAGTGTTGCTCCTGACTTGTGCTCGTGAACCATAGAACCCAACAAGCCAATGACCTTGGCTTCGAAGGTATCAATGAATTCACTACTAACTCTCGACGGGGCAGACTTCATAGGGGCAATGCCCATCTCCAGCCTCGTCTTGTTCCGCTCCTTGAACTTGGCATTTGCCAGGTCCAGAGCTGATCTCTTAACTGATGCTCTATTTATTAAACTCATACATGCCTTTCACCAAATATTTTAATTCTGGATATGATGTTGTCGTTCCCTACCCTAGCCCACACGGGCCAGTACTTGTCGGGAATCCCATCCATCATTACAATAACCAAAAGTAAACTTAAGGTTAACGTTTTAATGTTTCTTGTAATCGATTGCGAATACATTTTTATCCCAACATTTGCGGCATGAACCGCAGTTGTTTCCTTGTTTTGACGATGGACAGTTGAAGTTACCAGTCGTGCTGGCACCCGACACTGTCAACCCAAGACGTTTGGCTATGCCCTCTGGGGCGGGGCCATCCATCATTAGAGCCGACAACCGAATGCATAGATTGTCTGGAACCAATCCACCTTGCTCAATATAACTCGATACGAAGGCATACTCCCGAGTCGGCAACCAAAAGAAAATGTTTGGCAGGTTATTTGCTACCTCAACAATATTCTTTAGATGCCATATACCCTGGAGATCTCCCGAATCGTGCCAGCGAAAATAAGAATTCTTAGTTTTGCTGATTAGATGCGAGATGGCACTCACCCAGAGTGGGTCAGTCAGAGACTTGAAACGTTTCTCCATCGCCGCCATGACGTTTGGAAACACGTAACGCCCCTTCAGTGCGTAACAAAACGCACAGATACTACCCGCAACCTTCCTCATCTTCTGCCCAATGAGGCAGCGTTTAGCTGGGGTCGAGTATGCGAACCCCGGCATTTTAGAGGGTTTGGATAGGGTACCGACTATCTTCTCTGCCTCTTTCTTATTTTTAAAGGCAGATTCCACGCTCCCTTTATCTTTAAGCAAGTTTGAGTTCACGAGTGTAGATCTTCTTGTTCTCATCTTTTTGATTCCAAGGTTTCTTACCTTCGAATCGTTCCTTGCGAACCAGATTGCTATTGCTGTCCAATCCAGTTGCCTCGCACCATTCGGGTAGAAGTATCGTGGCATCACCGCCTCGAAGCTTCAATGATTCGATGATGGCCGCATCCTCTTTGTGCCAGCCCAAGCCATAGGGGGACTTAGTTCCCGCGATAAGCTTGGCTTGTTTACCTTTATATTCTACTTCAATCATGCAGTCTCCTTTTCATCAATTAGGTTTTGGATTTCCATTTCGATATTTTCTTTGACAGATTGTTCTTCGCTTTCGGAATCAATGCTACTAAGCGCGGACTCCCAATCACTTTTGCTGATCTGTTGGTCATTGAAATAACCATCGAATTCATCTTGCGTCCAAATCAAGGCGTAGCAGATTTCCTTCGAGTCCATAGCAGCAACCCTGTCTCTCAATTCTTTTTTGGTGTATATCATAATTTCCTTTTAATTGGGGCGGATGGGATTTGCCCACCCGCCCCGAATGGTTAGCGATTCGATACTGCGTCGAGCAACTGACGAGCCGCGGTACGGATTGCCGTAACAAGGCTGTCATCGCTGTCAGCTTCATCGGTTTCGACATCGTCCTCTTCATAGATGTCATCTTCTGTGGAGTCATACGACTCAGCGTATGTCTTGGGTAGCGGGCCCGTGTAGTCCGCAACAACTTCGTACTTGGAAGTACGAAGCTTCTGGAACCCGCAGTCATTGGGCACCGATACCACATCCTCGGGGTTGATCTTGACGATCACGACCCGACGATCGGAGCCACCGAAGTTGCCAGCGTACTCGAGCGAGCCAGCGTGGAATCCGTAAGAACATCCGTTCTCGGGATTGTCATCCACACTGCGTCGAGCAATGGTCAACACCTGGCCAACTCGATTTGAGAACTTGCCAGTGTGGTGGTCCATGTAGTTCTGATCAACCGACTTGTAGGCCAAGAAACAGCCATCTTCAGTAAGAGGCATGTTCTTGTGCTCCAAGAACTGGTAGAGTTGAGCGCGACTATTGTGGCTCGGGTTGTTGTAGAGATTCTCCAAGAACCGAGTCATCGGTTCCACTGGTAGACTCTCCTCCATAAAGGCGAGGATTCGCTTGGCAATACGCTCGTCAACGATCTCCCCGCGGTGATACACCGAACCGTCTTTCACCTCGACGGAGTTGCCGAGATACGCATTGAGTGCGTTGGTGATGTCCATCAATTTCTCGATGTCACCCTCCGCACGACCCTCTGCGATCGCGTTGATTACCATCTTTGCATTTGCGTGGTCACGACGGATAGTGTGAGACTTCCCGTTGATGACCGCTGTTATTGTTTCGTCAGTTATGATGTAGTTCATACTTACTGTGTCCTTTCGTTTTTATTTTGTTTTGCGAGCTGCATCTACAAGATGCACATACTCGACAGTGTGTTCGGTTGGATATTCCATTACATCTGATTGCCAGTTACTATGGCAAAGTAATGGATACCTCGAAGCTATTTTAGTTCCCTCGACTTTTAGATCATAAGAAGGTTTAGGCAACAACGCTTTGAGTTGTTGATATACACTCTTCTTATCATCGGTGTTTGATCGGCCAAGAGCCCAAGTATTCCTCGGCTCTTCAAGCCAGACTGGCAAGTCTTTATCTCCTTCTTCTAAGCATCCTCCAACCATCTCCATAACCTTATCCATAAAGATTCGGAATGGGCTGTCGGATTTGACGTCTTTGAGTGGACCAATCTTGGAATTTGCCCAACGACCAAGCGAGCATCGCTCAAAGAAGCAGCCTTCTTTCCTAAGCCGATCGCTGTCGTATGACCTTCGAGCGTTGAAGAAACTCAAGACAGCATAACGATCAGCAATCTTCTGAGCCTTGTCGGGATTAGCCTTGAGAAAGGCTTGTGTCCCATGCTCGATTGCATCCTGTAATTTAGTCCAAGTTGCATCAACCTTCTTGGCGATATCAGCTTCCTTCACGCCATAGACTTGATCACAATAGCCGATTGCCTTCAAGTAATCTCTTGCTCGATACAGAGGGTAATACTCCTCCATCTCCAAGTCCTTACCAGGCATTGACCACTTGAATTGGTCGAGTGTTACGTAGACTTTCTTGCCAGTCGTAGGTGCTGCGGAGATTCCCCAATAGTCACTACGCTTGTCTGCGCGTTGATACTTGACAAGCAAGCCAAACACATTCCCCTTGGTGTGTTTGACATTCTTGTCGTATTCAACCTCAACTCCGTCCGCACCCACACCTTTTTGTTTCGGTGGGGGCATGGGCAGAGACGACACCTGTTGGAATGTCGTCGTTGCAAACCACGGCAGAGTCTTGTTGAGAAACTCCTTGCCACCATTTTTGAAGTTGATGATAGTCACGGTCGCTCCATTAGGCCCACCGTTCATCAACCAGTGACGAACGCGAGCTTCACCAGAGCCAGTGCCAGTATCATTGATCATGACGAGTGTGTCCTTGTGGACAATCAGCTCGTCAACGGAGCGATCGACATTGAACTTAGCCTTGCCCCAACTACGCTTGGCTATACTCATAGCAGTGATGCCGTGAGATCTAAGCAACTCGATTTCAGTCTGGTCTTTCTTGAGGGGCGAGACACATAGAGGAATTCGATTATCCTCATGCATATCGATTCCCTTCCACTTCAGCCTTCCTTTCAGCTTCTTGACGATACCTTCACGGAAGCTGGAAGAGCTATATCCACCAGTGCCAGTGAACTTCCTCAAGATCAAGTGAGCTTGGAAGTAATCTGGAGCAGACTGAATGTCAGCAAGCAAGGTCGAACCCATCGAGTCAATGACTGGATTAAGATTCTTGACCAAGCCTTGAATTGTCTTCTGCGAATACTGCAAGTCCTCACGAGACGGAGCAACTTGGACATCGCCAAGCTCCACCCGCACGTAGACTCCAGCGTCAATCAACTGCTTGATTACTGGTGAGCCAGAGAAGTCGGACTTGAGCGGATAAAGCACAAGACCCATCTGGAGCCAGCTAGTGCCCTCACCATTGAAAGCCCAGTTCTTGCCCTTGATGATGCCTTCCTTGTGACCAAGGCTGGCATACTCTTTCTTCTCTTCTGGCGATAGGTTAACGATGTCGGGACGGACATCAAAGACACGATAGACTTGTATCGCAGTTTCGCGGAATCTACTAATGTCTTGAGGCCGAACTGGAATCGATATCTCGACGCCAGAGGGTTCGTTGGTCTTGGTCTCGCTTAACAGCGATGCCTTGCCCACCTCACTCTCGTCAATATGGCAGTTCCAAATGTACTTGACTCCATCTTTGTGCGCGGTGACGCCATTGTAATCGGTGACCGTAACCGCGTCTGTGTACGCGCCATACGATTTGCAACCGATGCCAAGACAGCCCGTGAAGGCGTTGCTTGCCCGCTTGTCGCTACCGCCATACGAGCAGAACAGCTCTTGGAACTTGAGCTTGCCAAGTCCAGGGCCGAAGTCACGAATCGTGAAGACTGGCTTCATGCCAGTCGGAAGCGAGACTTGGATGGGTTTGTCCGTCTTGCCGTTAAGGATGTGACCCTCGCAGGCATTGGTGCCATACTCACGCACAACCGCTCTGATCGGGTCAGAGTAAGCTTTGCGTAGGATACTGGCGATGTGACCGAGGTTGGACACATCGATCTTGTAATCGATCGTGTCGGTAACCCCGCTTGATACTGGCGTGTTTCTAGATGACGTAATTATCATTGACTTTTTCCTTTCTGTTCAGTTCAACTTTCCAGATGATGGCTTCACCATTCTCGTAACAGGAAGCAATTTTCTGCGCCCGTTCGTAGTGTGTGAATAACTGGTCGTTGAGTAATACATTGTCTTTGTCAAACAAAGCGTAGCAATCCCACTTTGTTATCTCGTCTGCAATCTTTACAGCCTTACTCACCTGTCGGAATCCTCCGAGCGGTGAAGTGCCATTCCTCCGACTCTACTGTCGAAGCTTCGAGCACGTGGTTAACTTGATCTGCGGTCAAGTATTTGAGCAGGTTGGATTTGAGCAAAGGTTTGGCAAGTCTTGCCTTATCGTGCTCATCCATCTGAACCGTGAAGTGCTGGCCTATCCAGCTTTTGACTCCTTGCTTCGCGGATTCTAGGAATAGAGTCCGATATTCTTTGCGCTTCTCATTTGATAGTTTGAGCGTCTCGGTCGCCCGACCGAACTCATCTACCACTTCCGATGGTATTGTTAGTTCCATATATGTGTCCTTTCAGTTTGGTTTTCGTTTGATTCCAGCCTATCGGCCAGACTGCTACCCCGCCGTTGGCGACGGGGCAGAGTGTCTAGTCGCTTAACTCGACAGCCCGTTCTTCCGCGGTTTCGTAGGTCGCTTGATACAAAGCTTCCTGTGCGGCCTCGACAAGCTCTTTAGAAGGTTCTGGAACTTCTTCCATTCCTTCGTCTGGATAGATTGCCAAGCTATCGAACTCACATTCCGAGAACTCGCTTTGGTTGACAATCTGGCTGTCATAACCACGCGAACCCCAGAACTCATAAGAACCAATACCGATGTCTTCCTTCTCGGTATTGTGGATGGCTGTGCCAGTTACCGAATACTTCTTGCCGTCGTATTCGAACTTAACATCATCCTTCTCGACTTCGATTCTCATGCGAGTGCCGCGTCCTGAGCTAGTTGTTTCTTCTCTTCACGAAGCGCATGCATGATTACTTCCGCATCATACAACGCTTTGTTCCTATCGGTTCGTTTGTATCGCTGACCAGTGATCTGCGATATGATCTCCATACACCGACTTGGGGTTGCGACTCGAGTCAACATCATTCCACGATTCAAAGCTTCCAGCCCTTGCATCGCTACAAGGAACTGAATATATGGAACTCCGTTGAGGTTTCCGTCTTTCCTGTCGATCGTCATAACTTTCTCTGTTACCTTTGCTTTTTTCTTTTTCATTGGTTACTCCTTATGTAATGATTGCGCGGTTGTCTTGAATGACGATGCTACTGGCATCGCCCCATACAACTGCGAGTGGTTGCTTCTTGCGTTTTCGATCGTGTGTAGCCACACGACAATCAAAGCCTTTGATGGGGACGCACTGATTCTGGTAGTGGATTGTCCACCAGATATCTTTGCGTCGTTGCGTCAAAGGTTTGTTGAAGTGGTAGAAGAATCTCATGACTAGTCCGACGCGTGGTGGTAAATCATTTCGTGCAGAAGATCGGGATGTTCATCAGCCAGCTCGTTGAGTTCCTCGTCGCTCATCTCGGTGCCGTCTTTAAACTGACCAGCACTGAAGTAGGCGTCGGAGAAGTCTGGAGCGTCTCTGCCGTCAACACCGTCAATCTCGAGGGAACCAGTGTCCACAACCTTGCGGGTCACTCTTCCGTTCTTCAGCGTGTGTTCTCGCAGGAGGACAATCAAGCCTTCTTTCTTCAACTGGGCTTGCTCCATAAGCTGGAGGTCTATAGTTGTTATCTGATACTGATACCACGCTTTGCTCATCTCAGCTTTTGAGATTATCGGACGATCAGTTTTGCTCTCAAACTTATCGTAGTCTTCGATTTTCATGTTTTTCTCTCCTTTCTTTTTCAGCGGTTGCAAACTTATGCCACACTTCATTCCATTGCTCATCGGTTAACTTAATGCGAATTGGGGATTTAGGTCCCAACTTTTTTAAGTCTTGGATGTTCATACAGCTTCCTCCACTGGTTTGATTTGATATCCATATGCCCAATGCCCATTGTCCAGATCGAAAACACAGTTCTCGATGATGGTTGTGGGCACCCAAGGCACAAGGAGTCCATTTTCTTTCTCACCTGGACGAACGAGTTCGATGCGTTTGACTTTCGCCTCTTGCCATCCCTCGTTGCCAAAGCTTCCGCGCCACCAAACGGTGTCGCCCTGCCTAATCTCTTGAGGTGTCAGTTTGGCATTCATCGCATCATCTCCTCGATGAACATCGGGGTATACTCGCCAACATAAGCCCAGCGGGTATTGAAGTAGAAGTATTCTTCAGCTTCATCCCAACTCCACTTGTTGTCGAGTTGAAGTGTGTGAATGCAGGAATAGATTCCATACACCGCCACTTGTGTTCCGTGTTGTCCATCTCGATGGGAAAGCCCGAGGAAAGCTTTGTCCAAGCCATCGAGTAGGATGATGTTTTCCTTGTGCTCGTCGTCAGCGTAGATGTCGATGAAGTCCAGCACCTTAAGTCTATTAAGCTGGTCTTTGGTTAGATTCTTCTTACTAGATTTCGTCTTGGTAGCCATTGGATTCCTTTCTCATAAGGGCATCGACTTTGGCTTCGATGGCCTTGATGGTTGTGACAAACGCATCGAGTTGAGTTTTCCTCAAGCAACCAGAATTGAAGTGATAATACATCTCATCACTGGCAGTTCTCCCATGACTTGTGTATCGGTACACGGGCCCAACGTGACACACTGACCGATCACCTTCGTGGTCGGTGTAGTAGAACGCATAAGCTCCGCCCTCTGATAAGGTTGGAACTCTGTTTGTTCTAATAGTTATCTTCCCTTTCGGGAAGTCTGCGGTTGTGGTTCGGTCGATAGGAGTCAGCCCAAGCCTGCGCTGGAGCGTTCCCTTCTCGGCTACTACTTCGATTGGGTAACTCATTTTGTTTCCTTTCTATAGTTTTCGACTAATTGTTTGATAGGTTCGTGGTCAATGTAACTTAGGAGATCTTCAACCAATTCATGCGTCGATTGGCCATAAAATCTCTCGTATACAAACTCACACTCTGCTTCTGTACAAGTATCTAAGTATTTGTCAGCTTTCATTTGCTCAACTTGATCATCAGCGTGCCGATGACAAGCTCCAAGTAGATCATTACCGAATGACTACCGCGGTAGAGTTCAAAGCCGAGAGGCCGAAACTCCACGCTAGCCACGATGGCATTGTTGAATTTGTTCGCGAAGAAGTGGAAACGCATCCACCCCCAACCAAGCTTAACTTTGATCATTGTCGTTCTCCTCATTGTTAATTGTTTCTTCAATACTGATTCCCTGCTCGAGCTTGCGGGCACGGAACAACCAGTCACCAGTCCACGAGCGGATAACCGCAAGCAAACGGCGAAAGGTTGGGTAACGCCACGGACGTTCAAGCTCACCCAAGGCAAGCTTTGTCCATCGAGCATCACCAATCTTTACGTTCAGTTCATTGGGCACAATGGTGTCGTCGGGGTAGATGTCACCAGCCACCTCAGCCACACCAGTGTTGAGGCGAAACTTCCGCCCCAAGTTATGACCTTTTAGGATCTCGATCATCTGGGCATCTACCCAGATTTTGTCGCCAGCTTTCAATTGATCTCCTTTTCTACTATCTTGAGAAGACGCACGATGAGAATCGCGCTACACACAAGACATGCTGGAATGACCATGAACGCCATCAATAACTGGATGATGATAGTCATCACCTCAAAGAAGTCGCCCCAAATCATTGGGCAACCTCAAAGGTTAACCGAGTACCAAACGCGCGGTTGTTGTGGTGAAGCTTGGTCAAGGCTTCCGCACGGGACTGATGCACATCGCGCACCGCATCCGCTTCGGTCAAGCCCTCACCAGTCCAGCCTTCAATGCTGGCCATGTAATAACGGCCGTTCAGACTTCCGTCTGATGACACGCCGTGTTTGACTTCGATTACTATCTTACCTTCGTTATTCAGTTTCATATTTACTGATTCTTTCTTGGTTAGTGTTACTTTCGTTTCCAGCCTATCGGCTAGACTTGTGCCCCCGTGTTTGGGGGGCACTGTGTCTATCCGCAAACGGCGCAACCTTCTCTTCGAATGATGCGGGGAGTCAGTGCTTCACATTGAACGCACCACTTATCAGTTGGCTCAAACTGCTTGGGATGGCGATTGGCATAGTGATATACTCCGCTCGCTCCCTTCTTGTAGTAGATTTCCAGCATTTTCTTATATAGTTTGGTTTTCATATTCCTCCTTAGTTATTACCGTGATGAAGCTTTGGTGATGGGGTCTGTGCGAACAGCCAGTACCATAGATTGATTGTCTCGGTACTCATCCGCACATAACCCAAGCAAGCCCAAGCTTCTTGGTTACCTTGTTTCGGTTGTAAGCTTCATCGGGTGTCATCATAACTTTCTTGATGATGCTCCGATGAATATCGGTCAACGCATACTGATACTCCAAGCCTTCTTTACGCTTGATTGCGAGGGTCGTTCGGCTCGTGCGTCTGGCTATCTTGACGTTCCTTTCCCAGTCTTTCCTAGTCAGCCTTCGCCCATAGTGAGCTTGGACTGCATTGGTCATGACATACTTGGGGTCGATAGATCTACCTCTCATATGTCACGCCCTCCGCTTTGGGTGATGATCATCTTCCACTGACCCATCTTTGAGATGTAAGCTCTGCGTCTGAACATCTGTCCAGGTGCGTCGCAGTCATCCCTGTCCACATCTATCCAGCTCGCATAGTCCAGCGAGTGAATGAACGTAGAGTCATAGAAGTTGGGCAATGGCATCTCGGATTCGAAGACATACCAATGAGTCCATGACTCGTCTGACTGAATTTTGGATACATCAAACACACGCTTGCCGACATACTCGGACATGGGGTGGTGGTTTCGTGTTCCGTCTTTTACAACCTTGCCATAGTACTCGACTCCGTTGAGTTGGATGTAAGCATCGATTGGTAGTATCACGCTCATTTGGTTATTGTTCTTCCAACTCGAATGAGAGAACATCTTCTTTTAATTGCTTTGCTGAATATTCTCCCAATGCAACTTGAGCGATGATCTCAATCAGATCTGAATAAGTGGCATCCGAGCCCATCCAATCTTCAACTCGCTTCATCATCTGCTTTCTATCTTTCATACTCATTGTCTTGTGTCTCCTTTTGGTTATTGCGAGCGACCGCCATTGTCCAGCACATTCCGAAGTGCCGAACGCTGGCCGACCCTGCGCGAAATTCGTTTGTAGTTATCAAAGCTTTCAGGACTCATCACATTGATTGCCCCGCCAGTCTTATCCGAATAGACCATCGCCCCAAGCACTTTGGCTTCGGGGTGCAGGAACGCACAGCCCTTGCACTTGGTGAAGCCTAGGTTGATACGCTCAGCTTCGATCGGGTCGTTGCAGTAATCACACTTCATCGCCCGACCCTCCGTGCTGGCCAAAGCAGTCTGACCTTCTCGCGATACTTGTCAGCCACGCTTGGGATGGTGGCAAACCTAGCCTTGCGGACATACCGCTTGATAGCCTCGGCCACCGAACCATAGGGGCAGTAAAGCTCCGTCTCCTTGGGGTCTTTGACTTGCCCGCGGGTCTCCTGCAAGGAACGCTGGTAGGTGTGAGCCTTGGGGGTGACTAGGCTATGTTTGTAGACTCCACCACAGGTGAATCCGAAAGCCATAGTAAGCTTGGCATCAGGCTTCCTGATACTGATCTCAAGGTCACCAATCTTGAGCTTGCGGTTGGCAGGCATGTTGTCCCGCCGAGGCTGTGGGATATGGGGCTTGCGTAAGTCCATCTGCAAGTCCTCCCATCTGGCACTGCCAGACATAGGGTCGTTGACCTCTCGATCGTTCATCTGCTTGCGTAGCAGACCGAAGTCTTGAAGGTATGTGTTACTCATTTGTTTTCTCCTTGGGTTAGGGTTGCTTCCATACTCCTTATACGCACCGATGTCCCCCTCCCCATACGGGAACGACCCGATAGGTAGAGGGGGTGGATGTTGGAAGATGAAAGCTGGTGCACAGGATGCACGGAATCATTGAATCCTTGATTCAAAGATGCATTGACCTTATGCACTAGGGCATATAAGCTGGGTTTATGCCTAAAGCCTTGGCTATAGACTGGAAAGCAGTAGAAAGAGACTTCGTTGGAGGCAAGAGTCGTAGCTTCATTGCATCGCAGTATGGTATCAGCATCAACACTTTGGATAGTAGATCGAGAAGATGCAAGTGGGTTGCACGGAAGTTGGAGAATATTGTTCAGATAAAACAGAGAGTTGATAAGCAGATTGTTCAGACTGCTACCGATAAGCAGGCTCAATATCTGTCGAGGATCGCTAATCAAGTTGACCATAGTTTGGATGTCCTCGAATCCGAGATGCCTGGAAGCAGGAAAGAATTGCGTGAACATATCGATGTGCTCGAGAAAGTGGACAAGATAGCTCGCCCTGCATTGGGCTTGGCTTCGCAGAATCAAGGAAGCAATGGCAAGACGATCGTTAACCTCGCCGTTCTTCGAAACGACGATGCGATGAAACCTGTCATCGACATTACAGCTGGTTAAGCTTGGTATCATAGATTCTAAGATTCTTGGATTCTTTGAAATAAAAAGGGGAGGGGGGAGATTTCTCTCCCCCCTCCGCCTCTTGCCTTATTTACGCTTGGCTAGCACCGCCTCGATCTGGGCTTCCGTGCATCCTGCCTCCTTCATTGTCTTAATGAGGGAAGCATCCTTGTTAGCGGGTGCGGTTTCCAAGATGGTTCTGCCAGTCTTGGGGTTGGTATAAATCCGCTTCATCTCTCGCTTCCCTGATGCTATCTCCGTAGATTCGAAGGAGAGGCGGGCTTTGCCTAGAGTGTTGAAGGAGTTGACCGCTTCATCATAGCGAGAAGCGAGTTGAACGCCCTTGGTTTCAGTGATCACGCCGAAGTCCTTTCGTGAGGCGAGCCGTCCCGCTTCAGTGACCAAGGCATCGCCGTTCCAGTTTCCGAATACCGCTTTGAGGATTCGGCCACTCTTGGCTGTGCGCTTCGCTTTGATTTCGATTGCTGATTGAGTTACGATTGTAGTTTCCATTTGATTTGTTTCCTTTATGTTTCCCCCCTCCCCCTCCCCCTATCGGGGTCTGGTTTGCGGGACAACCCCTATACGCACCCCCTCCCCCACCCCCCTATGGCGATTTTACAAATAGGGTATATGTACTTTAAAAATTTATTTTATTTTTTATTTTTCGGCGATCAAAGTAACGCCAAGTCGGGCAGCCAAATAGTCGGACGGAAATATAGGACGATTCTCATTTTCGCGGTAGGCGATGTACTTCACGCCATACCGAACGGCTTCTAGAACGCAGGCTTTGCAAGGCGGGTAAGTGACGGCCAAAAGATGGGGTTCGCCGGGGCGACTGTAAGCAAGGGCATTGATTTCGGCGTGGACCATAAAGTCCCGCCGGTAATTGCGGTCCAAGGATTCCTGTTTGGTTAGTTCAAAGCCCGGGGGATATCCGTTATAGCCAATCCCGCATACGGAGCCGTCTTCCCGGAGCACCGCTGCGCCGACTCGGACGAACTGATCCTGACTTGTTTTTGCCGCGGCGTCGGCCAGCCGCATGGCTAGGTCAATCCACTTTGTCTTTACCATCGGGCTGGGCATCCGTTTCTTTGAGGTAGTTCAGGAAATGGGAAATGCTTCCACGGTATGTGTAGGGTCCTTCGTGGCCAAGATCAATTTTGGTATCCATCATAATCTTGTAGCCCTTCTCTTTGAGCTTCTCGCAAAAGATGAAGTCCTCAGAAAGGAACTCGCCTTTGTAGATCCCGACTTCAAATACATTGTGGATGAACTCGGTCTGGGAGTCCTGATACTTGCCCGATCCGCCAATCGTATGGGACTCGCTGGCCTTGTTGTGTAGGTCGAGGTGATTGCAATCCTTGGTCAAATCTTCAAGGGCTTTGCGGGTCACGCGAAGGAATCCGGTACCGATGCGGTCAACCTCAAGCAGGCCACGCTTGTCGGGGTCAAGGTTTCCACGCTTCAATTGGACTGTGAACTCGGTGGTGGTAGCAACCTTCTTTCGATAAGTCGCGCCAACTACTTCCTCGTCGTGCAAGCAAAGCTTAAGCAAATCCATTGGGTTCCATGAAATGTCCGAATCAATCCAGACAAGCATCTCGCTATCCGTCTTAAGGAACTCGCGAAGTACCCGGTTGCGGGCCATCTGAATCACGGAGTGTCCGGTCAAAAGAATACAATGCAGTTCTATGTTGTAGCTCTGGAACAGGCTGACTGACGCGGCTAGTCCGGTGGCAAAGCCGCTTGTTACTTGGCCGCCGTAGGCGGGGGTGCCGATGGTTACGATCTTGGGTTGTTTCATATGTGTCTCCTTTAGGTTGATTCTTCTCTTTTATGGATGTCGTAGTAGAACGAGTCTGTGTCTTCCGTCACCCACTTATCGCTTTGGTTCTCCACGCTTGGGAGCTCTGTACATACCCGAAACTGCTTGAGGTCCTCGGGAAGCTTTTTGGTTACCCAGTTAGAGTCTCTCCAGAAGATTCGATTGTTCGGCATGCAAAGCAAGTATCCGTCATCCGCGGCGAACACATGGCCGCATTTGTAATCGGAAGGTTCGTCTGAGTAGGGGTTATTAAACCAATCAGCCGTAAACATGTAGGTGCCCCACACCTTAGATCCATCCCTCAAAATAATCTGGGCTCGGTGATAAGCCAGGAAGCTGTACTCTGTCACAGTCACGTTCTCCGAGAAACAATCCCAAAGCTGTTTGTAATTAAACGGGATATCATTGGTGGGCTCATGCGTGTAGATCTCAGACATGGGGACTCGGCTTCGAAGCATCCCTGCATCGGTCATCACATGGAAGGTGAGGATGGTGCCGGGATACGACTGTAAGGCAAACACGTATACGTTGTAGAATTCGTTTCTATCTGTCTCGTCTTTGGTAAAGAACGATTTCCTTACCATCGCCTTGAAACTCGGGATGTTTTCGTTGAGTGTGGGCATTTACGATCTTCGGCGCCGGTTGTTTTTTTTCTTACCCAATGGGGCTGTCCGGTACCGAGCCATTTTCTTTTCGGGCGCAGGCTTCCAAAGCGAGCAGTCAATATCGTGGTTAACGGAATTCTCCATCGCCCAAGAATAAAAGCGATAACCAAAACCAGTCCAACACATGAAGTAACTCCATACGTGCCCCAGGGCGTAATACAGATGGGATAAGATTCGATGCTTCATGGGAGGGTGACGTTTCGGTCGTCGAGCAAAGAATGAAGTTCATCGCGCACATTTTCATAAGCGTTGAGTCGGTCGGGATCTGAGATTTCATGTTTAATCTTCGAACGGAGAAAGATTCCAAGATCCGTAATAATCATCGCCATGTCGTGTGCGCCCATAGCATATCTAAAATTGGTCTCCTCCTCGGGGAGATTAAACTCAAGGATCGCCTTCATCGTCCGTACAGTGTCTCAATCCCTTTGACTTTTGTAAAGGACAAAATACAATCGGCCGCGTGAGAGTTCTGGTCTACACGGCGACTGACTTCAATGAGGAATCGCACAAGTGTATTAATCTGCTTGTCGCGAACATGACTCTGCCGGACAACGTCGACTTCTGCGTAATGTCCAACAAGCCGGGGCCAGAAGGATTTAGCCACAAAGTCATAGTCGACCCAAGGGACTACTTGTACGGCGGTTTCCTCAAGTACTCAGAACTTATCCCTGAAGGATATGACTACTATCTGTTTCTCGATCCGGACATTATCTACTTCGGCAACCCGATGGATCTGATCGACCCAACCAAAGACTTTACGATTGTAACCGAAGAACGGCACGATATGTGCCACGAATGGTTTCAGTACAAACGAGCACCCAATGTGGATAGGTTAAAGTTTACTATGCTAAAAGGGTTAAACGCTGGAACCTTTGGATTCAAAGACCTGGGGTTCACGGCCAAGGTCAGATCCTTGTTCGAGCCCCATATTCAAACGATACTACCAGATGACGCTATCCTGGAGCAGTCATCCTATAACTACGGTATCTGCCTGGCCACGGACTTTGAGATGGATAAGTGCCACGACATAGCCCAAAAGGTACAACTGTTCGCCGGCTACAACGAATTCGACCTATCCAAGCAATTGCACCATTTCTGTGGATTCAAGAAGACCATGGTCGATAAATATGAAGAAATGGCTTCGTTGCTTCGAGTTTGGCCCCAAAGGGCTACGATTTAGGGTGGGGGTATGCTCTAGGGTGGGGGGTCAAAAATGGGTACCCCCACCCAAATTTCGAACCTTGGGTCCTTGTCTAAGTGTATGTTTACTATTAATATATATAAATATAAAGAAAGAGAGGGTGGGGGTGGTCCCACTGGGTGGGGGTATCCCAACTCGTTCCGGGTGTTTGCACACACACGCCACACACACAAAGCTGTAGGAACAACGAGTTCAAAACCACCCCTACACCCCCCACCCTACCACCCTAGAAGCTATGAATCATTGATATATAATAACTTCCACAGAATAAACCATCAATTCGACCCCCCACCCTATCCATGTATCAAGGACTTACAACTCTGACATATGGGATACGTAAGTCTCTTTGCTGAAAGCATAAGTGCTTCCACCTTTAATTCAATTACTTAGAGATCTTAATAGCAAAGGATACCATACCATCGTTTCCAAGGGCGTGGATGGTTTGGTTATAGTCCTGACAGAATTCGTCAATGGCCTTCCTTACGCCAAAGACATAGTTATTTAGGGCTTTGACCATGTTGGTAGCGTAGTCGTGGCCCATAAGCCATCCACCGGCCTTTAAGAGCCTCCAGGACGCAATTACGTCCTTCTTACACCCCGAGTACTCGTGATCACCGTCCAGGTAGACCATGTCCAATGAATCAGCCTCTAGCGTGCCTAGCAACGTTGAACTATCCCCCTTCAAAACAGTTACCGCTGGATTCGACTTAGCATATTCCACAAGACTGCTGTGAGCTGCATTTAGGTCGTAAACTGCTCCGTTGTTTCCATCCCGATCCCCTGAGTAGCAGTTGCCTTCGAATCGGTCGATCATGTAAATCCTGGAAGGATTGAGGATGTTGATAAGTTCTTTTGAAAACTCTCCGTTAAGGACCCCGACCTCCGCGATTACTCCTCCCGATCTAACCAGGTTCCTAACCAGGTCGGTACGGGTATCAAAGGTCATTGTTCTTTACAATCGATACTTCCACCGTTTTGAATTGCCCGTTCCTTATAATATCGGCTTTGGCAAACGTACCCGGGGGCAACGAGCGAATAACCCTGATCATGTCACGCTGAGATGTGATAGGTGTGTCCGCCAGCATGTAGACAATGTCGCCGGGCTGGAGACCGCAAGAACGCACTGTGCGGGTGATCTGTAGCCCTTGGTCGCAACCCGGCTGGTTATACCCCGTCGTTACTGGCTTTCCAATTACGCCCAAGAATCCGTCATACTTTTGGTTGGTCTTATCAGCCTCGAGAAACTCCACGATATCCGCCGCGGGGATGCAGTATGCGAACTCAGGCGCCGTGTCCTTTGTCCTAGACTCACCCGCGAGCGAAGTATCAATTGTCCCTAAAGTCATAGCAATAACTTCCCCTTTAAAATTGATTAGCGGTCCGCCCGAATTACCCTTCCGCACCAGAACGTCTGAGTATAGGAAACGCTCACCCGACTTCTTGCCCGACGCCGACACAATCCCCGCGGAGATAGTGCGTGTGAAGCCCAAAGAGTTTCCGATGGCGTAAACAGGCATACCCGGCTTAACAGGAAAAGATGTGTCAAACTTTACTGCGGGAAGATTGATTGTTTTTTCAAAATCATTCTTAACCCGTATAAACGCCAAATCCAAAAGCGTATCTTTTCGCACTACGTCTCCGTCGAATACAATGGTGTCATCTCCGTCATCGCACAGCACGCTTACTTGATTGGATTTCTCAACTATATGGGCTGCCGTTACAATCCCACCTTCTACCGCGAATCCTGTCCCGCGGATAGTTCCGCCCGTTGTTACAACTTGAATCCGGACTACCGACGGGAGGATTTGCTTTTCTTCTGCTGCCGCAAACGACGAAAGAACGACCGCAAATATTCCCAACACCGAAACCAAACCACGGCTATAAATATACATATGGCACCTCCAAGCAACGCGGCTACCGCTCCGAGAAAAGTCTTAAGCAATGTGTCTTGCATCTTTTTCTTTCTCGTTTTTGACAAGGTCAGTTAGTGCTTTCGTGATCGCGTAGCTCACCAAAGCGTCCCTGTCTTTCTGAATGGCTTCCCACCCAGCTTCCGCCAATACTGCCATCGCTTTGTCGTCTACGTCAAGGTCTAATTGTACATAGTCAACCTTACGCTCCCCCACAATCTTAATGGCCGGCAGCCTCCCAATCTCTGGGGACAATGGAACCCGCTTTGCCGATAAAATAGGTTTGTTCTTCTTCATACGTTTTCCTTCCCCCACAATCCTATAGGACATTGCTCATGTGGCAACCAATGTTTTCCCTTACCGCAGCCACACTTCAAGCACTTTCCCATGCCCAAGTTTCCCTTTTCTTCCCAGAAACTGCACTTACGGCAGATGGCAAGACGCCTCTCATAGACATGTTGCTGTACCCTCTTGAAGCCGCCGCCCATCCACGCGCCCATTGATCGAGCGAATTTAACTGGTCGGTTCATGGGTGTCAAAGGCTGGGCTATTCAGTCAGCCGTTCGTCAACGCCCTCTATAAGAAGAAAGCCGGATGCTGACACGAAGGTAAGAAAGCTTCCATAAGTAAGATACATCGGTGCTTTATATGTTGTTTCGTTAATTTTTATTTGGAATCCATCAGATACGATTGTTTGGCTTTGGAATTCTGGGTCGGGGATGAAGTCGTCTCCGCTCAATTTAAAAAATGCGCCCACCCCTTCGGTGGTATTGCCTTGTTGAAAATCTGTGTTAAAATTAACAAAAGGATAAATTTTTATTTCTTCTTGCGGATTGGGGGGTGTTTTTTTTAATGAACCTCCCGCCCCCACTCTGTAAGAAATCTGACCTTCAAATGTGTTAGGAATAATAGCAATAGGGTCGCTAGGCAATGCGTCCTCTACTACTACCTCGACAGCAAAAGTTTGAGTGAAAAAGTTATTGCAAACTAGATCGCTCATTTTAATCTGTCCACCATCTACGAGGCTGCCGGTTCCTGTGGCTGTCCATATCCATGTTAGGAAATCTGGCCCAACGGTTGCCGTAAAATTGCCACTAATTGAACCAGTAATCTTAACTGATCTATATTTCCAGTAGAGAGTCATCGCATCTTCAAGGGACATTTCAAAGGGGCGACCAGTTCCGGGGCCGTACTGTCCCTCTGTTGCCTCTTCTAAACAGAATGGGAAATACCCGCTTTTGCTGGCGTGAAGAAAGGCCATAAGGATTTCGTTAGGGCAACTGCCCAGCAATAATATCCGCTCGCGTCATTATCGAATCTCCACCCATGGATGCATTGGCATATTGCCTAGCGCAACCATAGCCTGACGTTCTGTTTTATAAAAAAGATCCACAACGGGGAGTTTACCATGCGACGCTTTTTTGGCAATAACTGCTGTTCCCGTGTCAATCGCTTTGAACTCCTTGCCGTCGATAATTACGGTACTGCCATACGGGATGATTTTTGGGTCAACCGCACATGTCTTTCCAGACTTTAGGGTATACCCAGTCGAAGATTTGAACTTCGATGTATCTGGATCCTGGCCAATCCAATAGGCTGTAAGCCTGACCTTAAGTTTCTTGGCAGGCTTCTTGGGCTGTATTTCAATCATTACGTTAGAGGCCAACGTGGGAATTGAAAACAGCATAGCTAAGGCTATGACGAGTTTCTTCATAAAGATGCTTCTAGCGTTCAACTATCCTAAACAGTCACCGCAACCTCGTCAACCGGGATCTTCCAGAGCACCTTGCCCTGAATCGTCACACGCTCGATGCCCTTTGTCGTCATCAACTTTGCTAGCCGTTGACCCATCTTCTCCGGAGTGGAGGCATAATGGCGCGTAAGATTGGTAAGACTCTGGTCATTTAGCATCTGATTAAGTAGCTGGGTGGCTGAACCCTTCCACGTCTTTTCTTTTGGGTTGGCCTGATTGAACCCAATAAGGAATTCGTCAAGCAACTCCGAGAAGGCATGGTTAGGATGAGTAGTCCGGGTATCTTCAAGAATATCGGCATGGTGGTAGCACTTAACCTGAAACCGATTGGAACATTTAAGGTCCTCCGGGATTTCAAAGTCAGTCAACCATCTAGCAAATGCAGGAAGCTCGCCGTCCAAGATGCGTTGCAACTCCTGCGAATGAGGGAAGTCCATACCTTTGGCTGAAGCCTTAAACAACATTATCTTGTCTAATATGCTTGCATCCGTGTATGGAACTGCCCGCATGGAGTCGGGATCATCATTCAACGTGACGAATACTCTACCCGACCATTCGATGGTGGCAGGATTCTTCCACATAGCGCGGTAACGATGGCGACGATTAGCAACAAACTTCTTCACCGTATTGGAGAAGAGCAAGTGCTTTTCGTGGCTCGTCGAAGCAATGGTATCATCGACGTTGAGTACGCCCACCTCGAACATCTCCGAGTTGAACTCACTCTCCCCGGAGATATGCCCCGAGGCGTCGCAACCACCGCCCATCAGTCTGGATACAATCTGAGTGCCCATAAGCGTCTTGCCTACTCCCACCGGACCAGCAATAAAAATTGCCTGTCCCTGCGACTGCTTGCCAGACTTGGCAGATACGTAGAAGTGGTGAAGCCACGCTAAGAAGTACTGGAGGGAGTCGTGTGGATTAAAGAATCCGTCGAGGAACTTTGCGATCCAAGGAAATCCATCGCCCCACTTCTCGCAGACTTCAGTCCTGGGCTCCAGAACTTTGACCCGTGAGATGTTGAGAACAGTACGGCCACCCATGTAAACGACTTCTTCTTTGCTAAATAGGATTGGACCGGCATCGTCAACTCGTCTTGTTTCGCGCACACGCAAAACAGTCTGGTCAACTTCGCACATTCCACCTCGTTGCATTGGTGCAAGAGACAATCCGTAGATACCAGCAATATCCTTGCGGGTAGTCTCAGAGTCTGTGTCGCGCCAGATGCCACGACCGTCCTGCCTCCAGTATCGCTTTCCGTCGAAGTAATAGTTAGAAAGAGGTGCGCCTAGACGATCCTCTTCAAACTCTTTGACCCAGCCAGCGCCGAGGATTTCAGCCCAGCTGTAGAAGCTCTTATCCTGGGAGAAGCTGACGATACCCGTTGGGGTAACAACGCAAGCTGTAGGGTTATCTGAAGTCACAGTCCAGAACGCATTAGTTCTGCCGTTGATTTCGAGGTTACCAAGCAACTTGTCTGGATACATTTCCTGTACGCGATTACGTACACGATCTATTGGGATCTCAACTGGGCCTTCACCACGGTACTTATGATCGGCATCGATTGTCGAAGCAAACCAGCTATACAAGGTCTCTGTCCTTAAAGGGACATCCCCGACTTTTGTGACCGGCAGATACCAAGCATAGTACTGCTCTGGCTTAATGTGGTTGTCGTCAAGCCCGGCAAACAAACGCTTCGCTCCCAATTCTTTCGCCACACGCTTTAAGAACGCCGGCAATAGTCCAACTGGAATCTGCATGGGTGTTTCAAACATCCAGATAACCCGCGCACCTCCACTCGGAGTACGGTGAGCAAACATGGGTTTCAATCCAGCTTTTGCGCGAGATCCAATTCCGGAGATAAATTCCTCGGATGAAAGCTCGCAGTCATAGTCTGCAATAAACGCATGCATCTTGGCCGGCGGATTATCTCTGGTTACACGCATGGCCGCGGCACGACCTTCGAATCCGCTGATAAACATTCCATCCGTTGAGTTCTGAATAGCCCAATGCTTCGCAATCTCTGGTTCAAGACTGGGCGGTTGATTGACGTTACCATCCCAAGGTGTGCATGAGCTGGCAATCGACGACGATAAATTAGGTATACGAAAGAGGTTCATTTCTTGTACCTCACTGCGTCGGTCGCTTCCGCACCTATTGGACACCCATCCAACCATTCAGGACAGACGCTCATGAGACGTTCAATCTCACCAGCCGGAACTGAATTGTCAACTTCGCAAACGGCCTCGTCGTGAATATGCATAACGACAGGGCAACCAGCTTTTTCCAAACGCAATACCGCCGCGCCCATAACGTCACGCGCTACAGCCTGGACCAGATTCTCGCACAGCTTCCCTCCGTAGAATGGAATCTGCGGCCCTCCTCTTTCGACTCTAGCCGTCCAAGCCGATTTCCTGGCTTTACCACTTTTGTCATACTTCTGCTTGTCTGGCCATTGGGACATAATATTCCGGTAGGTAAGAACTCGACCACTTGGCAAGCCGACCTCAAACTGCTTGTCCGCTTTCGCCCGTTGGAAGTCACCCTCCAGCTTTCGCCACAAGTCCAAGATCGGTTGATTCCTAGTCCGGAAATCATTGACGATCATGGTCGACTTAGTTTCCGTCATGTCGATTCCATATTGCATCTTGGCAATAAGAGCGAACTTCTTCGCCCCGGCACCGTAGCCGAGGCCGAGCACCATTGCCTTCACCAACTGATACAGGGGTGCGTCAACCTTCTTGAGGGTTGCTTTCTCACCGTCCCATAGCCCCATGTTCTTAGCCGCTGCCTCGTAGATGCCATAACCATTTCTGATCGCCTGAAGGAGCCCTTCGTTACCAGACAGCCAAGCAAGTACCCGCGGTTCGATCTGAGCCAAGTCACAGATAACAAACTTCTTTCCAGGCCGCGGGACAATACAACCTCTCAAATCCACTCCGAACATTTCATTCCTCGGAAGATTCTGGACGTTGAACTTCGAATCACCAGACCAACGACCAGTGTGAGCCCCCATGTATTTCAATCCGTAACTCATAGTTCCGTCTGGTTTGATACGACCCTGCATGACCTTCAGCTTGGCCAACAAAGAGTTTGCCTTACGCCAGTCACGCATGATCCCAACAAAAGGAACCTGCCCACCGTACTGAGATTCCCACAACGCGCACTCCTCGGAGTTTTCCGCCAAAGATGTAGGCCATGGAATACCAGCCTTTGCACATTCCCTGCGGAATGCCTTCGTCGAGAGAACCACTCCGTCTGTTTCTTCGATCCATGGTAATGAATTCTCACTCTCCCAAGTAACTTTTTGAAGGGCTTTGATGCCCGCGGAAACAGCATCTTGGTCGACCTGGATCCCGCGCCACCCCATCTCAATAGTGTGTTTCGATAGCTCGGACTCCGCTGGAAGCATATCACTGGAGAACTTCTCATAAATACCAAGACATGCTTTGGCGTCCTGGCGAGCGTACTCTAATACTTCTCTTCCAAATTCAGTACCCTCGACATCGCTCCATTTCTTGGACTGCATCTTATCCCGAGGGTCCTTGTCGATAGTCCTACCAAGAAGTTCCCTGGAAGCACCCAACAAATTACGTGGAGCCCCCACGGCAACCGAAAGGTTTGCGGTGCAGTCCCAAGCTACAGGCTTGGATTGAACACATCCCTGCTCCCGCAACCTCTCGATTACTGCGCCGTCGAAACTATAGTTGTGAGCTACCCACTTGTGGCCGCCAATCTTGGCCCATGGAGCTTTTTTAGGGCATCCTACGTAGTCAATATCTGGCCCCTGAATGGCAACCATGTAGATGTCTGAGGCAGGGCTACGCAAATAGTGCCACTGCCCAAGTGTAGTGATTGATGTCTCTTTGTCGTAATATGTTTCAAAGTCAATTGCATATGTATTCATTTTGATTTTTTGTATTTTTTATTTGAGAACATTTCTTCAAAAACCACAAGGCGCCCAAGCATATCAGACACCTGAGCTGTAGTTTCATCATAAGTGTTCGTTCCTTCGGCTTTTTTTCTTTTGTTTAATAATATCTCCAAGGCGTGAAGAATAAGATCGGCCACCTCGGTTGGCTTTATCCCACCATTAAGTAGCAGCGCATATTCAGCCTCGATTGCATCGCGATGCTCACCCACAAATGGGTAAGGGATCACGGTGAATTGATCGGCCAGTTTTTCACTGGCATGAGACATTAGCTTATGATATTTACCGAGCTCTTTTCAATAGGTTGAACGCCGCCCTCTGGCTCGATCAAACCTTTTTTCAAAAGATATTCCTCATCCATAGGGATAGACGTAGGAGCTCCGTTTTTATCAACGATACGAGATTCTAGCGGAGGAACTTCTTGAGCCAGTTTCTCCATTTTGCGGAATCCCTCTCCCCCGAGAAGTCCGTTTAAAAGATCAACAACGTGTGGAAAAAGTCCGTTCAGCACGTCCTTCTCTATGATATTTGCCTCGCCATCACGGGGAAGCATTTCCACGCTAATCTTGTCAGTACCAATTTCATTTTTAATTTGTATTGCTAATTCAATCATTTTTTTGTTCTTTCTGATGTGGTAGTAATTCGAGGACGGCTGACCTAACCTTGTGGCGGAATTGCGAACATTCCTGCTCAAGGTCTGCCATAGACGCAAGGAGTTCCTGGCAGAACTCCTTTAGCCCATCGTTCTCATTCTCTAACCGCCCATTCTCTTCCACAAGAGTAGAGGCGGTTTTATGGTTTGTTTCTGCCAGATCTGTTACTCGCTTGTAAAACTGATGAACTCTGTGGAGCTCTCTTTGCATGTATTCCGGTTGTTTACGCATTGCATCCGCATCGATAAGTGCGTCTATGCTCATATGCTCACCTTCGGGTTTAAAACAATGCGAGGTTCCTTGGTGTTCTTTAGACATAAAAATCCTTCCTTTAAGAGGTAATCCAATTCTGCAACAATCTCTTGAGCAAGTCTATCTTTTTCTAGGGCGTTTAGATTTTCCACTTGACACCTTACCTTTCTTTTTTGGCATGGTCGTGCTTTTTGTTTCTGTTTTAGGGGATTCCAAATAAGGAAACCCGGTTTTCTTCCAAACCCAATGAAATATCATTTTTGTTTCGCCTCTTTTCCTTTTTGAATTAACTCTAAATATTGTTGAGCATGCTCCTCATTTTCAAAGAATGAAATAGATGAGGCTCTATCTGTTTCTGGATCAGTTCCAAAAACAACGGAGTTAAACCAACGCTTACTAATCCAAACAAATACCCATAACAAAAATGAATCGATCATTCTATTTTCCCCCTTTTACATTTAAACAATAGAAAGGCCGCCCTTACTAGGGCTCGCTCTAGGTGATCGATAGATGTTTCTCCCCCTAAATCCGGGTCTTGCCCATTACCATCGATCTGCATCATAGCCCTACAAATATGGCTAATTGCTCTATCGGAATTATACCGACGAGAGTCCTTATAAAACCACTCGCCAAATGAACTCTTATCAGAACCTTTTTCCATAATTTTAGTGACAGTAGTGAAGGCTTCCGAAGCCACCTCATGAATTGAAGGCGGAACTATTTTGTTTTGATCCATATACCCTTTACTTGCGTTACATTTTGAAATTTTAATTCGAGCAGTTCAGAAAAAAACTTAACCATTTGGCGGAGGACGTCCGGTGTTTCACGCGGCAGGACACACCTAACCTGTCGACGCCTCTCGCGTCGCACCATGCCGGAACGTCTCCCCTTTTTCATCTACTTAGATCAAGCTAGAAGCCCAAGCCTGGAATTCGTCATCGTTTGTCCCAGCCAACTTGAACGTGGGCGTAAACCAACTGCCCATCGTATTGGTGTTTAGCTTGCTGCTCACTTGATACCGACCCTTGGTCAACCCGCCACGAAGGACGGTTTGACTGTCGGTCAACAACTGACGACCCGCTCCGCGATACGCACTCTTAGTGAGATTGTACTGCGCCAGCGCGTAGTTTTTCTTATCCGGACCTTCAAGCGAGAAGATTGGATTCTTATCTTTTGGCTCTGCAACCAAAAGGGTCAAGACAAGGAACGGAATATACCGATCCACATCCTCGGACTCTGAGATATCCAAAGTTCCGCCCGCAGCTTCCACCTCGGCTTGCGAGGCAAAAATCTTCGGAATGACATCCGTCCCGTAAGGGATTTCCTGAATGTATTTCTTTTGGATGTGAGTGATGATGGCCTCCATTGCGGAGTCCTTGCTACCAACAACCATTTCTTTGTTGAACACAAAGGAACCTGGTTGGAAGTTATTACTGAGGTTACCTGTCTTGCCGACAAGGTTGATCCTCGGGATGAGGAAGTCGGAAGCTTTAAACTCTCCATCCACCCCAGCGTTGCGGTTGGTGATGGAAGGAGACCTGCTCCCAGCCACAACCAATGCTTTATCTTCGGTTGCCTCCACGGCTTCCTTATCTTTCTTACTGAATGATGTTTTCATTTTATTTGTTTTATCTCTTTTATTTCTTTATTTTTTCTTAGTTGATAAGATGGCTCACCACGCGTCATTGCTTCAGCAGCGATGAGGTCATCTTCCAGTTGTTCTTTCGCCACGGTCTTCTGACCGCGAGGCGCCTTGGCCGCAACTAGATCGGCCAAATCTGTGAACTTAATCTCGCAGGCGGAGCTGAACTCCTCCGGAGTAAGTTTATTTTTCACCAAATCCCAAGCCTTTTCAGAGTCCTTGATTTCCCTGCGGCCCTGGATTTCTTTTAATCCATAGCCCGGAATTTCACCACCCTCTTTGGCAAACTCTAAATTGTGTTTACGAACGCTCGAACACCAAGCCTCCATGACCATCGCAATGCGCTGGGCTTGAGCCCGACGCTCCGGAGTAGATAACTGGCTTGGCTGAAATAGTTCTGGCAACTGAGCGTCATGCGCCATGTCATAAGCTTTAACGATCTGCATTGTGGCTCCGTGGACTGCTGGGCAGTCTGCTAGCTTGTGGCAGTAAACGCATTGATCCCCAGGCGTATAATCGGCTTCTGTATGATTTTTGCATTTGTTTATGATTCCTTTTATTCGTTTGTGTATTCTCTCGTAGTCCCCCTCACGGGTAAATGTGTGAGTGAAGATAAGATCTAGACGAGGTTGTAAAATGTGTACAGTAACTTCTTTGATATAATCGTGTTTATCAAAAACACCGAGAGTATATGCCCACATTTGAGCGTTATGTTCCGCATCGTCAACGGGGTTAAATCCAAATTTGTAATCAATAAGATGGGCCTTATCCCCACGAATCATCAATCGATCAACAAAACCCCATTGATCAAAAACCTCCAGCTTAATTTCTTTGAGGTCAAGCATCGGTAGCTAACTCCGCTCGCAAGCGTTCAATGTAATCTAAACATTTCATTACGAGTTTGGTTTCGTCGGCATTCAAATCTTCAAAGTCGCTCATTTCACAAGCGTGATGCATAGCGGTTCCACGTTGTGTCACTATGTGAACCTCCCCGTCCCGTTTAGGTTCATATCCCGGACATAATTCCCGACTCTTTAGAGTGCTCGGGCTGTATCTTGCGTGTTGCGTATCCATCAGCGTGCCATGGATTGTGACTCTAAAAACGTAATCGTCAAGCGCTAATTATGCGTGATTAAATCACCGTCGTTCAACAAATCAATATTTCGAAGTTTTGTTTTGACTGATTTACTTACTTCCTCTTCAACCGAGTTAGCAGCGAATAGGATGTATTGTAGCGCGGGAGTTTTAGCTCCCGTGCGGTGAATACGACCGAGAGCCTGCTTGAGATCAACAGCAGAATATGTAGGACTGATGAGCGAAACTCTCGGCCTTCCATGTAGGTCGTGAAGACTTACTCCCACCCCACCGGCCGCAATCTGACAAATAATCAAGTGGGATTTATTTGCCTGAAAAGAAGCAATTGCCGACTCCCTCTCTTCGGTAGTTTGATCGCCAAGAATATAAACTGGCTTATGTTTTTTCATTCTCTCCCCAATAGCATCGAGCGTCTGTCTAAAGTTTATGAAACAAACAACGTTTTTATCTTCCTCGATAAACTCTTCCGCCATCTCTGTAATGACTGGCACCCGCAGTAATTCAATTTCTTGCCTCATCCGCAATCGCTTAGTCAACGGGTTCTCTGGGTCTACATCAGTACGAGACCGATCTTTTAGCTCCAGAATTTCCTCCTCAACCTTCTGGTAAAGCTCACCGATCTTGGGCGAAATATCCAACACCTCCGCGTTAACCTGGTTACTTGGGAAAGCGTCCCCTAACTCACTGATGCGCACCCGAACCCCTTTAGCTGGGAATATCTTTGAGTGGATATCGGTAAGCACACGCCTCCCACCGCGAAATGTCATCCCACCCCACGGAGCTTTTACCACACCGTTTTTGTGAAGCCATTTGAAATAGTCGACCCCATTGTGGAGTCCGAGAAGTCGACCAGTAAAACGCATATCCATAGGACTCCCCGCGGCAGTAGCAGACAGCATGAGAACGTTCGACCCAGCCGCGGCTTCTAGCATCGCCCCATTTTGTGATTTGTAACTCTTACAGCGATGAACCTCGTCGAAGATATAGAGGAAGGTTTTGCCTTTATGCCTCCAATCCCATTGTTTGTTCCCGAGCTTTTTTATAAATTCGGTATTCCCAGTTCGAAGTTTTTCATAGTTTAAAACGAATTTAGGCTGTAGCCCAAAAGTGCTACACCAATTTTTCCATGCTGGAAGTACAATCTTGGGGGCGATGATGGCAAATTCAAAACCAAGTTCTTTTGCCACAGCGCAAGCCGTGACAGTTTTTCCAGTACCAGTATCAGAGCAATCCAGCGCGATCGAGTGGTTCCGAATTGCCTGAAGTATAATACTTTTTGATTTCTCCTGCCACGGGTGCAGTTGAACAAGCGTCTGAATGCTTTTCACGAACTAGTTCAAGCCAATCTTCCGCAACCATCGTAACAAGCCACGCGCACTTGTTTTTTCTATGGGCCACCACTGGCACACTCTTGCCACTGTCTCGTTTGGCCTGTTCCATAGCTTTGTTAATGTTGAGGGCCTCAACCCGCTTGACTTCAAAGTGAAATGGGAGGTTGCTGACAACGTCGGGTGATTCCGGACTCCCGGAAAACTGCCGACCACGGCGCGCTTCGAAGCCCTTCGCCTTGAGGACGTCGCGCCACTCACGCTCTCCGACTTTGCCTTTTGTACAACTGTTCATTTTTTAGGGGTATGTTCATCGTGCCGGCTAGAGTGAACTCAAATTGACAACTGTCAAGTAATTATGCAGAGTAGTCCCTTGCCTATAGAAAAATATGGAAAGTCCTGGCCGGACGGAGCCGGAGACCTCGACATTGAATTGTTGGCCTTCAAAATGGGATTGAAGCCCGAAGACGGAGGCTTGGGCAAAGCCCAGCATTTCAAGAATATAGTAAATCTTCTTTGGCCTTACCATAAAACAAAAAACAAGAATGGTTTTTATTGGCATCCTTGGGCGGAGTGGATGATTGAAAGAGCTTGCGAGGAAAACTATTTGGCCATTTCCGGGCCAAAGTCTTCCGCAAAAACTTCAACAATGGCTATGTGGGGGTTAGTAAATTGGCTTTGCGCCCCGCATGAAACTCTCGTGCTTGTAACAACTACCAGCGTTCGAGAAGCTCGTAAACGATTATGGGGTTCTATCCGCGAGAGGTATATGCAAGTTCCAGGACTTCCCGGAAAGTTGGTAGACTCCATGGGAAAGATTGTTCTCGACGTATCCGAATCCGGCGAAGCATCAGATCGTTCATCCATTACCCTAGTTCCCTCAAGCCCAGACAAAGAAAAAGAAGCCACGGCGAAACTTATTGGGTTAAAGAACAAGAGAGTGTTCCTGATTATCGACGAGGCAACGGACGTCACTAATTCCGTTTTTGAAGCTATCTCCAATCTTAATGCGAATCCCCACTTCCAATGCGTTGCCCTAGGGAACTTTAATTCTCAATATGATCCGTTCGGAGTATTTTCGACACCCAAAGATGGATGGAATTCTATTACAGTCGAGGCAGAGGAGTGGGAAACAAAAACGGGAAAGTGTATTCACCTTGACGGATTAAAGACACCAAACATTGAACACGACGACAAATGGCCTTTTTTGCTAACCTCCAAGCAAGTTAAGTACGCAATCGATAACGAAGGCGAGAACTCCCTGTCTTTCTGGAGATTTATACGGAGCTTCCCCGCACCCGTTGGCGCGGAGGAAGGCATATATTCAGAAGCCGACTTCAGGAAGTATGATGTCACTAAAGAGCCAAGATGGTCTCAGCCCCCTCTTTACCTGGCCGGATTTGACCCTGCGTTTACCAATGGAGGAGATAGATCTGTGTTAGCCATTCTTAAGTACGGCCAAACCGAAGAGTCTGGTCCGGCAGTCGCATTACATAAATTTCACAATCTTCGTGAAGACGTAACTAAAGCAGAGCCTCGCAACTTTCAAATTGCTAAAGAAGTCATGCGAGTCTGCCAAGAGTCCGGCGTGCCCCCCGAAAGATTGGCTATCGACGCCACCGGAGCAGGAGACCCTTTTTGCGACATTTTATCTGAAATATGGTCGAACCGAGTTTTACGAATCAAGTTTGGTGAAAAAGCCTCAACACTTCCTGTCAGTATAACCAACCCTATTCGCGGCTTAGACAAGTATACCAATCGAGTTACAGAACTTTGGTTTTCCGGCGTGGAGTACATGAGGTCGGGGCAGTTGAGGGGGATTGTACCAGATCTTGCAAAAGAAATGACTGGCAGAAAATACAATACTACAGCGGGGGGCAAAGTAACAGTTGAACCCAAGAGAGATTATAAATTACGTTTAGGTAAGTCGCCCGATTTAGCAGATGCCTTCTTTCTCGGTCTAGACCTAGCCAGACAAAAACTTGGTATCTCAGCGGGCTCTCTAGTTGGCGGTAAACTTCGATCGTCTTGGCAGGCGCAGGCTAAGAAGCTGGACGCGGCCGTATCCGAATCCTCCTTTTTGAATTCTTAAAAAGGATGATTGACAGGAATATTGGCTTCCCCCATACTAGTCGGACTTGTGGAACCCAAATACAACACGAATTCCGTTCCTGACGATGACCTAAAAACGCTATCCGAAAACGGAAAAGCACCAAAAACTAGAATTACCGACCAGAGCGGACTTTTCTCCATATATCAACAGTTATACTTGGCGGATGAACAGGGAGCCCGCGATCGCGCCCGCATCATGGACATGTTTGACGGAGCCGCTCCTTACGACCCCATTGTCCTGCGTAGGCTCGGTCAAAGCTATAGAGCCAATCTGAACTTTGGTGAAGCCGGGGCAGATCTTGAAAAAGCCCTCACTTCATACAATGATTTGGTTACTTCTGTTGACCGACTTGTTAATATTAGAACCAGATTTGGCGATGAAAGCCAGCGTGAAGAGTATGCGTCTATAATTGCAGAAGAGTTCACACGTCTTGTGACAAAGGATTGGCCAAGCTTTTATTTTAAACAGCAGCTGCTTTCCTATTATTTTGTATCTCAAGGTCTAGGTATCGCTTACTTTGAAGATGAGCGGAACTGGCAGTGGACCGTTTGCCCAATTGGAGATTTCTTCATCCCCCGCGGAACTCCCGCCACAGAAGACAAAGTAGAGTTCGCTGCTATTCGCAGGATCTATTTGGTTCACGAACTTTACCAGTATATCGAGAACCCAAAGATTGCAGAACAAGCCGGTTGGAATGTGGACGCAGTAAGAACCGCGATCCGCAATGCCACCACAACCTTTCCTACCGACGGCCTTAACTGGGAAGAACTGCAAAGACAGTTAAAGTCGAACGACCTTTATTTCGCACACGTTCGAGCAAAAGAAGTTCACGTCGTTCACTATTACGTAAGGGAATTCGATGGGACTTACTCCCATGCCATTGGACTTCGCGACGGCTCCGGGGATTTCTTATTTAAAAAACTTCATAGATTTAAGTCTGCTTCAGAAGCTTTCCATATCTTTACCTACGGCGTTGGCAATGGTCTTTATCATTCAATTCGCGGTCTAGGATATAAGATCTTCCCGCACATTCAGATGACCAATCGTTTGCGTTGTGCCATGGCAGACGGAGCCATGCTACAGACCTCAGTACTATTACAACCTCAGAGCGCAGAAGATGTATCCAAGATGACGATGGCTTATTCCGGACCCCTCTCATTCCTTCCTCCGGGATTGAATGTTGTCCAGACGCAGTTCCCGAATTTGGCCGCAAATGTTCAGCCCATTGTAAACGAAATGGCGATGGTTCGTCAGAGCAATACTGGATCTTACCGCACTCAGATGAATGCCCCCACCGGGAATCCCCGCACGGCAACCGAAGTAGAGGCTCAGGTGGCCAACGAAGCAATCCTCACCACGAACTCCATGAACTTGTTTTATGTCCCTTGGGGACGTTTGCTCCGCGAGCAGTTCAGAAGGCTTCAGCGCGATACATGGGTTCCCGGGGAAGAAGGATCTGCCGAAGCCAAAAAATTCCGCAGCAGGCTTGAGGAACGTGGCGTTCCGTGGGAAGCAGTTAAAGCTGTTTATGATGTTGACGCTGTAAAAGCAGTTGGGCTCGGATCTCCCGCAGCCCGCTTGTCCGCCTTTAACGAGTTCATGCAGATGTTACCCAGATTTGATGAGCTTGGTCAGATCAATGCAATTCGTGACCGCGTAGCCGCCCGCGTTGGTTACGATCAGGTTGACCGCTATCTACCCAATCCGAATGTTAAGAATCGTATTCCCGCCGACGCCAAGATTGCAGAACTTGAAAATGGCTCGATGCAAGCTGGCAGACAAGTAACAGTAATGCCCAATGAAAATCACGCGATTCACTTGACCGTCCATTTGAAAGAAACCCAACCTATTGTTCAGGCCGTCCAGAACAATCAGATTCAGGACAAGCAAGCGACCATGATGTTCCTTACTATGGTATACGAGCACTCGAATGAACACCTCGTCAGAATTGTTGACGATAAAACAAAGCAACAGGAAATTGGCCAAGCCAAACTTGTAATGAATCTTTTACGTGAAGCTGTTGTAAATTTACAGAGGGATGTCGAGCAGGATATCCGGGTCGCTAACGAACAACAACAGCAAGCCGCCTTAGAACAAGGTCAAGTGCAGGGTATCTCGCCCCAAATGCAGATGAAAATGCAGGAGCATCAGCTAGACATGCAGCTTAAGCAGGAGAGAGCACAGCTTGATGCGCGATTCAAAGAAGCAGAATTAAAGCAAAAATTAGCTTTACAAGATGCGCAAGGCGCAGCTAATCTTCGTGCTGCGATGAGTACCCCCAACGCGACAAAAGCATGACGTTAACCGATTGGAATAAACGAGCCGATCTTAAGAACGCTTGGAAAGCTTTCCATAAATCAGAGGCCGGTGAATCTTTGATACAAGTCCTATTAAACTTAGGCATCCCATCCGCAACCCTTCCTCCCCCGAATGTCGATTTTATTGATTGGAATGCGACTTTAAATGCTCGAAGAGAAGGTTACTTTGAGGTAATACGTGTACTGTCAACACTGTCAGAAGAACCAGGTGAGCCTTCAAACTTGCCAGAACCTTGGGAAACCAAAATAGAAGAAACAAATCAATAATAAGGAAAATAAAATATGAGTGAAACAGCAACCGCAGAACCCGCAGCAACATCAACAGGATCGGAAAATGTTAGTTTTGCCGACGCATTTGATGCCGGATTTGAAGCTCTAAATAAAGCCCCAGTAGCAGAGGCTCCCGTCGCAACCGCTGTAACAGCCCCAGCCGAGATCACGAAACCCGTTGAGGTGGCCAAGACCGACGCCTCCTCCACAACCAATCCTTTAGATATTTTGACCCGTCGGATGACTGGACAGGAAGAAGTCACAAAGACTGAAACTGTTTCCGATGACTTGGATATTAAAGCTCCAGAAAATCTCAAGCCCGAAGCTCAGACAGCTTGGGCCCGCCTGACCAAAGATTTGCGCGAAGCCCGCACAAAATTAAAAGAAATGGAGGGAAAAGTTTCTGATGCCCCGACTAATTCGGTGGAGCAGATTGACTTGCAGAATCAGTTAAACACTCTCAAACAGGAGCGAGATGAGTATGAGAATGAGTTAAAGTTCTCCAGGTTGGAGTCCACCAAGGAATACAAGCAGGCAGTTACTGAGCCCCTGAACGGCATTCAGAAAGAGGTTTCCGATATCAGCAAGCTTTACGAAGGAGTTGATCCCCGGAATATCTACGCCGCAATGGTTGAGCCAGATCCCGCCAAACGTCGCGCCCTGCTAAAAGAAGCTACAAGTGCATTCGATCCAGTAGATTCCCTGGCCATTCGAAGCAAGGCAGAGGAACTTCAAAAAGTATTTGAAAGACGAGAAGTTCTAACTAAAGATGTTAATACCGTATTACAGATGATCCAAGCCGAAGAGCAGAGAGAGGCAACAGCTTTTCAGCAAAGAATGGAGACAGAGGTTAAAACTGCTTATGATTCTGAGTGGCAAAACCTCCAAAAAGAAAATGCTCTGTTGCGTCCCATTGAGGGAAATGAAGCTTGGAATAGCACTCTAAACAGTATTCAACAGCAGGCCATGCAGATTGAGAACACGGAGCTTGACCCCCGGGCTAAAGCCAAGTTGACCTTTAACGCGGCAGCTATGCCTGTGGTTATGAACGTATTCCAGGATTATGTGGCTAAGACCCAGACTCGCATTTCTGAGTTGGAGAAGCTCACTAAAGAGCTTCGATCTACGATTCCTTCATCCGGTGGGGCGAAAGGTGGCGGGGTGGAAGTTCCGTCTGACGTCAGCTTTGTCGAAGCCCTTGAACGAGGAATGAAATAAATTTGTTAAAGCTATTGACACGTTCCATCCGGTTGATACTTTTAACTAGTTCAGTGCAGGTATAAAGATTGAGATCCTTACCGAACAAGACCTATAAAGATTGAGATGGTCTAGCAGAAATCGGGCATTAAAAGCTCTGGGATGCCGCCAGGGAAAAGTTTTGAAGATATAGTGAAACTGGATAGCCCCGATAGGGACTGGCAGAATCATTATAAATCATAACCTACCCTTTGCGCGAGCAGGGGGAAAGGTCGAAAGGAAATAACTACTATGGCTACTACTTACTCTATCGAGCAGTTGCTCGTTAAAGAAGCTGGGCGTATCGGACCGGAAATTTATCGCCGGACCGTTGATACCTCTGCCTGGCTCAAACTCACTAAACAGGAACAATTCCCCGAGGAGATGGGCGATGTGATCAGTTCGGTCACCTTCGAACGTTTCTACCCCTCCAGCAGCATTGCTGCCTCTACCGCCAACGGTTATACCGCTGGTGATATCACCGGAGACGCGGGATACGGATGGCGCAACCTCGGATCAAATCCGATTGACCAGACCTACACCGGGTTCAATGCTTACACCCAGACCATCTCGGGTGGAACTACTCCTCCCGTGTCCTCGAGCTCACCCTCGTCGACGGCTGGAAACGCACTCCCAATTCCCCTCACTGGCGTTACTTGGGGCCAAAAGCTCCGTCAGTACAGCCTGAAGTGGGCGTCGGTTGATTCCCCTGATATCGCCCTGGAAGATCTGCGCTTTGCCGTTAAACGTAAAGAACAGCTTTCCAACATCATGGATGTCCTCGCTGAGTCGACCTCCTTGGTTTGGCAGGATCGTTATCGCCAGCTCTTCACCGAGCAGGTTGCAGCTGAAGGTAACCTCGTTATCCCCAGCGCTTCCACCATTGGTATTCTCCCAGTCAATTCAGTTGGCTCGAATGCTTTCAGCATCAGCGTGACTGACTTGGTTGGTGTTTACAATGCCGTTACCACTGGTACCGGAACCGCTAACTCCGGCGCGTTTGCCACTACCGCTCTACCCCAGAGCCAGCTGACGCAAGGTATCCTAAAACGGTTGTACATGAAGCTGATCCGCGACGGCGCGGGTACGCAAGCCATGGGCCGTGAAAACGGAGCCCCTGTGTTCATGCTCATCTGCGGTGCCGAAACCAGCGAAAACCTGATCCGGTTGAATGCCGACATTCGACAGGATTTCAGGTATGCCAAACCGAATGAATTGCTCACGCCCCTCGGCATCGAGCGTTCTTACGGTGGTTTCTACCACTCAATCGACGCGTATCCCCCACGTTTCAACGTGTTCGATACGACCAATGACAAGCTTATCCGTGTGTTCCCCTTCCGCAAGGAAACGACCACCCGTGGTTCTGCTTACAATATTAACCCCTCATACGAGACGGCTAGCTACGAAATCAGCTACATCTTCCACCAAGATGTTATGCGTTCCGTGGTTCCTAGCCCGATCTCCGTTGGTAACAAGATGGGCTTCAACTCCCAGAATTACCGCGGTGAGTTCAAGTGGGTCAACATCCTTGATCGGGCGTTTAATCCGGACGGCAATGTCGGATACTTCCGCGGGGTGATGGCCAGTGGTGCTCGGCCCGTGTTCCCGCAGTATGGATATGTCATCCTGCACACACGGCCTGCCATCAGCCTTGACTACGTTAGCTAATTGAAGAAAGGAGAACTCTAAAAAATGAGCTTCCCCCTTCAAACGGCTACGCAGGACAATGTACTTGCGGCCCGCATTCGTGGTGTGCTGAATAACGGACCAGAGTGGACATCCACTTTGACCGGCTCTACAGCCACAACGAGCTTGACCGCAATCACTGACTCAACAGGTGGTACGGCCTCCAACACCATTGCTGCAATCACTGCTGGCGCTACTTACGCGCAAGCAGACCTGACCGCAATTAAAAATGGTTTGGCCTCCGTTTCCGCAAAGGTTAATACTATTTTAACCTTGTTGCGTAATCTGAATGCCTAAATAACTAATTGGTCCCCCCAAGGTTCTATGCCTTGGGGGGATCACACTATTTTCTAAAGAAAGACATCTAATATGAAAAACATATCGTTTCCCGTACCCAAAGGCTTTACACCTCCGGAAGGTGTTGCTGAAGGCGATGCATTCGACTTCATGGCCAGCGGCTATTTCAAAGGACCTACCATGTATCTCTCGGCAGTTGAAGGTGTAGCAGTTTCCCCCGGTGGAGAAGTCGAAGTTGAAACTGAAACCGAAATGCCAGAAGAAGACATGAGCATGGTTCAAGCTGTTGAAAAAGGAATGTCGTCGAACGAAATGGCGTAAAGCCGTGGACAAGCTCATCTTGGCGGTTGTCAAGCAAGCCTGGAATGATCTTCAGGATCTTGACGCCGGCAAGAAGCCTGCCAGACCAAAAGCCTGTTTTGAGCGGGAATCCTTCGAGATGTGTTTCGAGCTATTCTTGCCTTTGCTTGGTGTCCAGAGCTATACTGCCAATAAGATGAAATCACGGCTATACCCAACCCTAGATAGGATTTTTAGTCATGGAAAATGACCATCTAATTACCCTTCTTGAGCGTACCGCCCGCATGGACGAGAAACTTGATTCTTTGCTTGAAGACCGAGATAAACACGACCAGCGAATCGGTAAGGTTGAAAAGCATATTCACATGGGGTATGGGGTCGTAGCGGTCATGACATTTATGATCTCCACATTTGCCGAATTTTTCTGGTCAAAGATTTTTGGCAAACACAGTTGACAATTAAAAATAAGACCCCACAATAGGAGAACTTTATGCCAGACTTTTTTAGCGAAAACTTAGCTCCCTCGGTAACTCAGGAAACTGATGCCGCGCTTGTATCGCTTGGCCAGCGTGGTTTTATTTACACAGATGACACGACTTTAGTTAATGGTAATTTTGCGGCTATTCAAATTATTGCCGATACTGTTTTTACCGCCCTGACTGCCTTAGATTCTACAGTCGGCGGTCTAGTGGGTGTAACCCTTACCGCCGGCACTATTATTTACGGACCCTTTACTAGCTACGATCTCACCTCCGGAAAAGTAATCGCCTACAAGGCATAAACCGCCATGCCGAAACTCGGCTTAGGCTTATCGTTACCGCAGACTAGAGTTTCTGGCGGATCACTCATACCAGCTTCTGGCCTGTCTCTCTGGCTCAAGGCTGATGCTGGGGTTACATTGTCTGGGTCAGATGTTACAGCTTGGGCCGATCAAAGTGGTAATGGGAGAACAGTAACACTCGCCAACTCTCCAAGCTTCACAGCAAGTTCTATAAATAGCAGGCCGACAGTAGACTTTAATGGGTCAACACAATTTGCGGATGCACTGACACCGGCTTTTGTTGGCAATAATAACTTTAGCGTGATTTGGGTGTTCAAATATGTTGGTGATAGTGCTACTGGCGCTGGCGATCCCTACTCTCCAAGTGTTACATTTTTGTCAGATACTGGAACAGATCAAGGATCATTTCATTATATAAAAAATGAAAACAAGTTTCCAGCATCCTATCCTTTATTTCTGACTCAAGGATGGACACCCTATGATTACAGCGATGGATTTACATATTCAGATGGTTCTAATTATATTTTAGAATTTATATCAAATCAAAGTTCTGGCGTCTATTCTGTTTTTCGCAACACCGCATTAGAAGGTTCTGAAGCAATAGGCACAGCGGCAGATTCCGATGTGATTGGCATACGAATTGCTGGACAGCAAGATCCAGAGCGTTACGGAAATATAAGAATGGCCGAAATTGTTGTTTATGATCGAGTCCTCACAACTCCAGAACGCCAGCAAGTCGAGGCGTATTTAATGAACAAGTACAACATACCCCCGCCAGTTTTCTCAAGAGCCTTCGACTCTTTGGGTGATCAAGTCGGCGCATCAAATTTAGGAGACATCCCTACAAGTTGGGTAGCAAACCAAACTACTGTTACCTCTGTTATCTTTGCAAACGACAACAGCGTAACGAGCATTGGTAGCGACGCGTTTGGCTATTGTAACCTATCTGGAATTACGATTCCTAATAGCGTAACGGATATTGGCAGTTTTGTGTTCCAATATACTGCCCTAACCAATATTACTATCCCCAACAGCGTGACTAGTATTGGGACTGCTGCGTTTCAAAATTGCACCAGCCTAGCCACAGTTACCATAGGTACTGGAGTAACGAGTGTTAGTGAAAGAATGTTTCAGGGCTGTACCTCTCTAACCAGCATCACAATTCCTAACAGCGTAACAAGCATTGGAAGTTATGCGTTTGATGGTTGCACTAGCCTAGCCACAGCCACTATCGGAACTGGCGTAACGAGTCTTCCGACGCAAGCGTTCGTTTCTACTGGTCTCACAGCCATAACCATTCCCAACACCATAACGAGTCTCGGTCAAGAATCGTTCAAAAATTGCACCAGCCTAGCCAGCATCACCTTTACGGCTCCTTCCACCCTAACTAGCCTTGGGAATTATACTTTCCAAGGGTGCACTAGCTTAACCAGCATAACCATTCCCCCCAGCGTAACAAGCATTGGGAGTTATTCGTTTGCTTTTTCTGGTTTCACAACCATAAATATCCCCAACACCGTAACGAGTATTGGTGAATATGCGTTCAAAACTTCCACCAGCCTAGCCACAGTTACCATAGGTACTGGAGTAACGAGTGTTGCGGATTATGCGTTTGATGGTTGCACTAGCCTAGCAACAGTTCTTTGCTATGTCGCACAATCAGCCCTTACTTCGCTTGGTGCGTATTACACATTCAGAGGAACCGCCTCGCCATTAACTATCCGAGCAAGAAGCACAGACGCATCTTGGACGGCTGGAACTGGATTAGGCTTCCTAGGCAACGCAAATGTTACAGTAATAAAGAACTTGTAGAAATCCTAGTTTTAATTCAAAATCCTTGTATGTCTAAAACCATTCACTTTGTCTCTGGCCTGCCAAGAGCAGGATCAACCTTACTAATGAACTTGCTTGCACAAAATGAGAAAGTCCATTCAACAGCCACCAGCGGATTGCACGAAATTGGCTATATAGCAAGACAGTTTCACAGCACCGAAGAATTTAAGACTATCCCGAACCCCAGAGATGGCGAGACTTTATTCTATGATTATGTAAGGGGTGGGTGTGAGAACGCTTTTAATAGGCTAACTGACCGCCCTATCGTGGCCGACAAATGCCGTTCTTGGGTTGGGCATTTAGACATGCTTTTTGCAATCTGGCCTAACGCAAAAGTGCTAGTACCAGTTCGTGATATGCGTGGAATCCTTTCTTCTTTTGAAAAGAAATGGCAGAAGCATCCATTCCCATTTACAGGCGTTGAAAAACAAAACCCCCAAAACTGGACAACGGTAGAGAAGAGAGCGCAAGGATGGCTCAACATACCGCCACTTGGCATTGCGGTGGAAAGAATATCGGACGCAGTAAAGAGGCACAAGGACAGACTACACTTTGTTCACTTTGAATCCTTGACCGAAGAACCAGCAGAAACTATGGAAGCCGTGTGGAAGTATTTAGAACTAGAATCACCCAAACACGATTTTGATAATGTGGAACAGTACACCACAGAACACGAACTAGGCTGGCCTTACGGAGATCACACTATCCGCAATAAGGTTGAGCCATTGGGAAAAGATTGGGACGATGTATTGGGCAAGGAGTTTTCTCGTCAGATTGCAGAGTCCTTTAAGTGGATTAAGGAACTATAATGCCCCTCCTTTTTCTTTTTGTTCTCTTAACTTTAACGTCCTGCGCCTCCACGAAATATAGTTCGTCTGGCTCATTGACTCTTCAGGCTACGACTGCTTCCGTATTGAAGGCGCAGTCCATAGCTCGTTCTATCCCAGCCTGTAAGCCGGTAGCAGATGAACTCGACAACACCAAAGATCAAATTCTAAAGCTTCAGTCTCAGATTGATAAAAACTTTAAAGAACGCTCTGAGATGGCTGAGAGACTTGAGTATCTTGAGGCCAAGTACAGCCAATCGGTCGGTCTATTATGGAAATGGCGTTTGATTGGTATCGGCGGTATGCTTCTTTTGCCCGCATTTTTGGCCTTGCGTAATCTGTTTCCTATTCTTAAACTCTTTTAAGTGAAAAAGTGGTTAAAAGACAACGCACAAGGTCTTGGGGCCTTGGCTTGTAGCGTGGTTCTATTTCTTGCTTTAGGCCCTATCCTTCAGAATATTTCCCCCGGTGCTGGCGTTGTGGATCTTGGCGCCTTACACGTAGTGCTCTTTTCGGCAGTTAAGCTTTTCTTTGCGGTGTCATTAGCTTGGCTAATAATCAATCTAGAGTTTAAGTTTCTTGATGACTACATAGATAACAATACCTTGGAAGACGATTGGCGGGAGTTAGGCGGGCAGACTCGGGCGACTCTTTTGATCGCCGTGTTCCTTGGGCTCGTCCTGGCTTTCGCCCTGTTATGCGGGTAATCTATGCGCTGGTTTTGGCATCTTTATCTTTGCTGGGTTCCGGAGAGGGAATTGCTCAGGGAATCTTACCGACGCGAGGAGCAAGAGTGGAGAGACTTATGGAAGTTGCCCGAGATACAATCGGGTGGAAAGAAGAACGGGGAAACTCCGGGCCCGTGGTGGACAAGATCCTAACCTCCGTTGGGCTAGAGGGGACTGGGGCGCCTTGGTGCGCGGCTTGGGTGGTTTTTGTGGGAGATGAGGCTTTCGGCAAACAGCACAATCCCTTCCCCCGTTCCGCCTGGAGTCCGGCCTTTGTCGTTAAACCCACCTGGAATCGCGGCAAAGGTCGTTTGCCGGGGTCGGCAGATGCCTTTGGGGTGTACTTTCATCACCTCAAAAGAGTGGCTCACACAGGGCTTATAGAGCGAATTGAGGGTAAAATGGCGGTTACAATTGAGGGTAATACAAACGATGACGGGAGTCGTGAGGGGGATGGGGTCTATCGCAAGCGCCGACCCCTTGGTACAATACTCGCAAGGAGCTGGTTATGAGTAATAACATTAGACTAGGAGCAATAGGTGTACAAAAAGTTTCCACCAGATTGATGGAGCAGGGCTTTCTTGTAAGCCTACCCATTTATGACGATGGATACGATTTGGTTACAGATTGGCGGGGCAAGATGGTGCGCGTACAAGTTAAAACGACAATTGGAGGTGAAGACTGTCGCCGCAGAAAATTAAAGTTTTTGGCTCTCCGTGGACCCGGATTTGGCCACATGCAAAAGAGATTATATACCAAGGGAGATTGCGATGCTTTTATATTTTTGAATACAACCTTGGACGCTCTGTTTGTTATACCTAGAGAAAAACTCCCCCGTACAAAATCTATCTATCTTGAACCAAACTGTAAATGGCGGGATAACTGGTCGGCTCTCAAGTAGGGATTGCTTGACTCATAATTATAGACAGGCATAATCACTGCGATGAGTTTTCCTAATCCCGACAACTACGCCCGAGATTGCGATTGCGGAACAGCCGGGGCAAATACAACTCCCCCACCAGCAACAATTCAAGGTGAAATTGATTCTCTCGATACTCGAGTTACAGCTCTTGAAGAGACAAACGATGTAATCGTAAGTTCAGGCGGTATTGCTAATTTAACTACCGCACAACAGGCTTTGATTCGAGAGGGCAGTATTGTCGTTACCACTGACGGAAAACGTTGGGTGTATTCCGGAGCCGGCTCAAAAGTTTTGGAGGCGTCCTATATTCAGTTAGCCGATACCACACCAGTGTCACCACTTATTTTTGAAAATGGTGGAACTATAACCATGACCAATAATGATGGGACTGGGGGCTCAATCAATATGTCTGGTAATTCAGGTGACATTGGTAATGGTGGAAACATTACTGCAATTGGTGGAAGCGGATATAATGCGGGTAGTTTGACTATGTCTGGGGGTGGTGGTGGTAATGGCGGTTCAATCAATACTTCTGGCGGTGTGGACGGTAATGGCGGTTCAATCAATACTTCAGATGGTGGCGGTTCAATAAATATCTCTGGCGCCGAAGCTGGGAGCTTTACTTCTACTGGCAACGAAGGGGGCTCAATAAATCTTTCAACATATGGCGGTAGCATAAATTTATCTGGAAACTCCAGCCAACCCAACTATGGAGGAGGCATTAACGCATCTGCTGTGGATGGTGCTAATGGGGGTTCAATCGATATTTCTGGCGGTGGGGGTGGTAATGGTGGATCTCTAAATCTTTCAAGTGGTGGTGGCAGTATAAATACGCAGGGGGTTGGCTCGATTGAATTTGGAGTAAGTGGCACTAGAACAACTCTGAATGGTTCAGCTACCGCAGATCGAACGGCTACTCTTCCCGATATTACAGGAACTTTGCCTATTGCTTTGATTAGTGCATCTACGGCACTTAATTTTGGAAGTGTTGGCGGTAGCGGTGCTTTTGCTGATTTAACCATAACACTTGCTGGGGCAGTCACTACTGATGTGGTTTTTGTTACTTGTTTGGATGGACGAGGAGCTACGGACGGCAAACTTATATTTGAAGCGTTTGTATCCGCTGCGGACACGGTAACCGTTAGAGCGCACAATCCTACCTCTGCATCAATCGACCCTGCATCCTATGATTTCAAAGTGGCAATTATCAAAACTGCATAAAGGAGAACTAAATGAGCTGCGATTGTAATACACTTGTTGTTGGAGAAGCCGGGCCACAAGGACCCCAGGGTCTTGCTGGTATTAACGGTACTAACGGGACTAATGGACTTAATGCTTTTACCACGACGAGCGCTAGTTTTGTTCAGCCTTCTGTTGGGTCCCCCGTTACTTTTTCTGTTGTTGAAAATCGATGGATGGCCGTCGGTCAAACCGTTTATATTTCTGAGGCTGGATTCTATACAATAACAGTACTGGGCGGAGACCCATTTTCTTCGGTAACAGCCAACCTGATCAGCGTGGATGGAGTTGCTGTTGGCGCAACAGCATCTAGTGGACGAAAAGTATCTCCCTCCGCCTCCGCTGTTTACTCAGCTCCTTTAGCTTCTTTAACAGTAACTACTGGCGGAGTATCTAGTTTAGACGGACCCGTTACGATTAACGAAAGCGGAAATAATGCAGATGTTCGAATTGAAGGCAACGGAGATACTCACTTATTGTTTTGCGATGCCAACGCCGGGACAACCGGAAGAGTCGGCATTTCGACCAACTCCCCGTTAGCAACACTTCATGTAGACGGAACCTTTAAGGTTGGAGATGTGGGATCGCCCGCAGATGCTGAGTTTACGAGGGGCGTAGTTTTTAATTCTCTACAGTCCGGATCTGGGGCTGACGGAGATTTTTTAGTTAAGTCTAAAAATGCTTCCGATACTTTCTTTGTAGACGCTAGCGCCGATTCTGTCGGCATAGGCACAAATAGCCCGAGTAAATTATTAGATGTGAACGGAGCCGCCGAAATGAACTCCCTTTTAGTTAACCCGGGAGGGGTCGCGGCAAATCCATCTTTTCAGGTTTATGGTACAAATAGTACTAGACCTATTACTGTTTTAAGTACTGCCGCTCCATTTAACGGGGTTGGTATTTTTAAAACAACTCCAACAGTTGCTCTCGATGTAGTTGGAGCAACTACTGTTACGGGAGCAACTATTTTAGGCTCTACTTTAGCTGTCGCCGGTAACCTTTCAGTAGATACAAACGTTCTTAAAGTTGATGTAACTGGAAATTTTGTGGGCATCAATCAAGCCACCCCAACAGTTGCCTTGGATGTAGTTGGAGCAACTACTGTTACGGGAGCAACTATTTTAGGCTCTACTTTAGCTGTCGCCGGGGACCTCTCAGTAGATACGAATGTACTCAAAGTTGATGCGGCCGGAAATTTTGTGGGCATTAATAAAACAACTCCAACATGCGCTCTCGATGTTGTCGGCTCAATAAGAGCTACTGATTATGGGGTTAGCACTGGAGGCGCTTCCGCAAAACTTACAAAATTTTTATTTGGTGGCGCCTCCTCCACACAGACTCTTGCCGCAAACACCACCGCCAGCTTCACCATAACCGTTACCGGAGCAGCTTTAACCAATTTCGTCCTGGCCACTTATAATGCGGTACCGGTAACGACACCCAATTTATTGACTGTCTTTGGTTATGTTAGCGCCGCCGACACGGTTACTGTTGTTATTTCCAATGGAAGTTCTACGGCTGTTGCGTCTCAAACGTATACGGTCGACGTATTAGTAATCGGCGCTCAAGTGGCATGATCAAGGATCCAAATCGGCTGGTGGAGGGAATTGAATCCTTCATTGGCGGAGCCAATTCGAGCGTAGACCCAGCTCTGTTACCCCCGAATCAATTCTCTTGGGGAGAAAATGTAAGTATACGAGGTGGTTATCCCAGATCTCGCCCCGGTTTTAAATTTGTAAAAGCTATACCCAACGGAGCAATCCAGGGAGCTTCCTTTTTTAAGAGCCCCTCCGTGGATGAATTAGTAACACTAATTAATGGGAGACTATTCAGCGTTCAACCGGTTGACGCGTCCGCTCCAGTTCTTGATGTCACTCCTGCAACCGAGACAAATAATTATGTTTCCAGACAAGCTTCTTTTGCGGCTGCGAATAATTTTTTAGTGGTTCAAGATGGAGTTAGCTCCCCAATTGTTTATACCGGATCGAGTTCTTATCGTTCGGAAAGAATCTTAGAAGAAATCAGTTCTTACGTAGAATTACAAGTAACCATGGGGGCTAACAACCCAAGAATCAACGTCTCTACAACCGCGGGATTATTCCCCGGAATGTTAGTGCAAGCCGCAAGAGGAGTCCCGCCGAACACAGTAATTGTTTCTGTCGATACGGTTACAGAGGTTACGCTGAATAACAATTGCACTCTCACAGCTTTGGCTACCGTAAAATTTTTCCCCCCCGGACCGTTACAAGCAAATGTATCCATTCCAGTTGGGTCAGTTATGGCGTTTGGGAACGGCCGGTTGTGGGTGGCAAGAGGTAATCAATTATTTGCTGGCGATTTGGCTGGAAGTTATTCCGGAGCCGAAGTTAGATTCTCCGAGATTCAATATTTATCTGGTGGCGGTAGTTTTGCTTTTGATTCCGATATTACCGGATTGGCTTTTCTGCCGGGGTCTGACACCTCCACCGGTCAGGGAGATTTAATCGTCTTTACAAGAGAGCAAGTGGGCGCGATTCGATCAAATATTTTTGATCGATCTCTTTGGCAACAGACCCCAGGAATGCAAAGAAGAATTTTTATTGGCGGTGGAGCAGAAACTCCAGACTCAATGGTAGTAACAAACAATGATGTTTATTTTCGATCTTTGGATGGGGTTAGATCTTTTGTTCAAACCATTCAGTTCACAAAAAGTGCGAACGTCACCCTAGTGGATAGCATTGAGGCCGATCGCGTTATCAACTATGACACTCAACGTTGGATTCGTTTTGCCCCGGCTGTCTATTTTGATTACCGAGCGCTTTATGGTTGCGCCCCGAAAATTCAAAAAGTTTCCGGAGACCCAACTGCTTTTAACGTTGTCTTTACAAAATTGGTCAGTCAGGATTTTAATCCTGGGGTATACCAAGGAAATTTTCCGCCTGTTTACGACGGAGAATGGACCGGGCTACAGGTATGCAAGTTAGTCCAAGGGGTTTTTGATGGGGCCAAAAGATGCTTCGCTATTGTTTGCGGATCTGACGGCAATAACGCCCTGTATGAAATCACTACAGATGATTATTTCGATACCGTACCAGATGGCGCCGGGACTTCAAATCTCCCCATATCCTCTTCCGTAGAGTTCCGCAGGATGTCCTTTGAATCGCCATTTGAAATCAAAGAGCTTGTCCGAGCCGATTTAAGTTTTTCAGAGGTTTACGGCGATGTATCTTGGAACTTTGAATTTGCCCCCGATTATTACCCAACATTTCTCCCCGTTCAAACTGGTACAATTAGTTATGAAACAGAAACAGATTCTTTCACTGGTTGCGCCCCGCTAGAATTAGCGCTTGGGTATTATAACGTGCGAACAGTCAAACCTTCAGATTCTTGCGTAACTGGCGTAGGAAGAAAAGCCCGCTTTGGATACTTGTTCCAACCAAAAATGTCTTGGGTCGGCCATGCAAAGTTAGCTTTATTTAGACTCCACGCATCTAGAAAAGATATCAGCGATCTTGGGGAGTGTTGATGTATGGCGGAAAGAATTGAATTTGTAGGTAATCCCCTTCCAACCGGACTTCCCGGTTTTGGCGGCGGAACAGTTTCCGTTTTAACGCTGCCCGGATTTAATACTGTCGTAGCAGTTCAACAGTTTGGTCCGGTTGTGGATGCCCCTACCGTTACGCCCCCAACCTCAACCCCTCCCGCGGGGAGCAATCCAGAAAACCCCACCCCCACCCCCGTCGATCCAGCCCCAGCCCCCGCTCCCCCTTCCACCGGAAGCGGTAATGGTACTTTTTGCGAAGAGTGTAAACCGCCAGATCCTTCCGCTCAGAACCAACCGCTTCTTTTTGCTGCACCCGTTTCCTCTTCGTGTAGAGGTTGCAACGGAGACACGGTATCCACCATTACATGGTTTGATACGGTAAGTAACGGAGAGGATGGAATATTTCTGTATCAGGGAGTACAAGGGCTCGAGGGCAAAGGTTCCTCAAACTGGAAACTCGATTCGAGCCAACAACGAGCCCGTTTATATTTGGATGATGGTGAAATGAGTTTTATTACCGGTGGGGGGCCTAGTTTAACGGGGTCCGATGGGAAAGAATACAAAGCTTACGAGATTAACGTTTGTAAAAACGGGTTACCAGCAACATGGACATTTCTCGCCCACGACCCCGAAGAAGATGAATAATAAGGAACATAGCTTATGAACGAAAATCCAATTACCGTAACCACATTACCCGATAATACTTGTTATCCGCCAACGGCCCAAGCCTTAATCAATTTGGTCGCCGAGTATTCCAGAGTTGAGATAGCCGGGTCTGCCGCGGAATATCGAATCTCGGACGAAGCTTTGCCCGCCGACGCGCTTAGTGAGTTATGGTTCAACATCACGGATGGAGGATTTCCAACGGCAGTTAGATTGTACCTAAACGGCCAATGGAAAGAGTTCGCTCAATTAAGTCAAGGGGACATGGTTCTCGTAGCCTCCACCGCTTTAATTGCGTCCCCATGGGGTGAGGCCGGTTTTACTTACGCGTTTGGGGATACCGGTTTACCCACCTACGCACCCCCCGTCTCCCCCACTCCCCCCGAGGGCTTAAAGTACAAGAGATATGTTGGATTCTGGACTTCTAAGAGTTGACACAAAAGTATAAGCCGTTAATCTAAATAAGCTATGGCTGTATATTCGATAACCGCGGCGACCCTACCAGCCAACACAGGATACCCGGGCAATGTTCAAGGTTTGTTGCAATTGTTGCAGTCTTATTTGTCGGTTACCTCAAACTCAACGCTGACCTCTGTTGTTGTTTCGGCGTCTACCCCTCAGTCGGAAGACAATGATAAAGTTTGGTTTCAAACTCAGGCCGGAATTTCCGGCGCGCCACAGTCAATAAAACTCTATAACGCAGGGTCTTGGGAAGAATTTACTCCATTCGCCTTTGGGGATATTATTTTAACAGACACAAACGCCACTATTGAATCGCCTTGGGGGATCGGCAATACCGCTTACGTGGTTAATGGGATTAGTAAATTAACCCCCACAACTCCCGTTCCCCCCGCCAACGGGCAATATAAAGTTTACGTGGGGTATTACGAATGATCCGTCGTACCTACGGATCGGTTAAAGAACAGCTGGCACGGGTAACCCAGAATGGGATGTGCGCGGATAATCCTCAGTTGCTCGATCGCACCAACGAAGCTCAGGAACGTTTACTCAATAAGGGATTGTACGCCGGGACTTACGGGCGTTATTCCGTTTGCGTTTATGGTGGCTGTATCACATTGCCCCGCGAGTTTGAAACTATTTTGGGATATAACTACGACGGCGCGGCCGCCCAAGTTTATAACCAGTGGTATGAGTTTATGGCTAATGGCCCGGGAATGTCCCCCGCCGGGGCTTGGAGACAATTACAAGATCGCGGTTTCGTTCCATCTTTCCGTCCATTAGACGCCCAGAGATATATCCGTGTCTACACCGATCTCGCGGAAGACGCTACCTCCACCATCTTGTTCCGTGGTTCGGATACTTATAACAACCGAGTCCAGACAATTGAGAGTGGGGCGTACATCGACGGAGAGCGCTTGAACTTAAGCGCTGGTTCTGGTAATTCTAGCGTTTTAGTTTCCGGATTTACAGGCTCTAATACCGACGGGAATTCCGTATTTGCTTGGTTCGGAACCGAAAATTCAAAGCCCAAGTATAGAAATCTTGAGGGTTGGATCATCTCGAATAATGCATCCGTTTGGCGCGTTTTAAATGCATCTAGCACCCAGGTCGCAATTTCTTCCGGTAATAGTGATTATCCTTGGCAAGCGACCTTTACGCCATCTCTTACAACAACAGAACTCCCCCGCACCACAGTCAATGCTTTCCGCTCTATCGACGCCATAAACAAAACTGCAACGAAAGGTTGGGTCCGCGTCTATGCAGTCGATCCAACCACGGGCGCCGAATACTGCATCGCCATACTTGCGCCCGACGAGACGTTGCCCCAGTATCGACGATATGCAATTCCCGGTCATGAAAGAGAAGAAGGTGTTACCGTGACCGTACTTGCAAAGCGTAAGTTTATCCCCGTGATTACCGATGACGACGATTTGATCGTGACTAACCTTGGAGCTTTAAAGATGATGGCGATAGCCATCGAAAAAGAAGAAAACAATAACCTGGACGAAGCCATGAAGTATGAAGAGAAGGCCGTCGAACTTTTGCGTGAAGAACTTAAAGAGGTCGAGGGAGCTAACATTGGCAGACCCCAGATTCAAATGGAGGCATTCGCGATGGGAGAAGTCCCCGCAATGGCATAATTTATGGCGACTGATTATAGTGCAATTTTTGCGAATGCTGCGAAAGGCTATTCCGGGGGATCTTCAGGAGCAACCACTCGTCCTAGCGGCAATTTCATGGGTTCAGGTAAATCGTATGAGGAGTATTCATATGATCGATCGCTACAAGATTCTAGGAATCGTGGAAGTATGTTATATGGTCAAATCCCAAGGGCCCCGGGGCAAAATTGGAATGAGTGGATGGGGCAACAAGATGCTTTCAATAAAACATACACGGGATTTGGAATTCCAACTGCGCGAGCGGCGGCCACTCAACGAGACAATCCTAGTGGTATTAGCGGAGGAAGTATACGGAGAAGTAGCGTGGGTGGCGGATACGGTGGCGGCGTGGCCAGGGGATCCCCAATTTCTATGAGCCAGCCAGCTCCTTTAGATTTTTATCTTGGGCCAGCACCGACCCTCAAAGGGTTAGATCTCGACTACAAAGAAATGGGTAAAAAAGCGATGAAGGCTAACGCACCTTTTGCCGCGCGGTTCACTTCATACGTTCCCGGACTACAAGGTGGAACTGCGGCCTTATCCGAACTGGGTAAAAATATGTTGTCGGGCAGATTATCGAAAGAAATGGTCGGTGAAGTTGGGCGCGGAGCCGCAGCTTTGGGATTTAGCACTGGACTTGGTGGGAGACTTGGAATCGGCCGCAACATTCTCGCCCGTGATTTGGGGTTGAGTTCTCTGCAACTTCAACAACAAGGATCCGATCTTCTTGCGAAGTCTGCCGCCATCGCAGCGCAAGCTATGCAGGCTATGACTCCTATTTCTCCAACTGAAGTATTTAGCACCGCAGCCAACGAAGCCTCCGTCAACCAACAGATTGCCAATCAAAACTTGCTCAACGCGTACCAGAGTCAAGCTCTGCCCGGCCAGTTTGATATTAGGACCGGTTCCTTTATTGGCTATCAACCGGGATCAAGGGTTACCACAAGACCTGTTGCCCCCGGCTTTGGTGGAATGGTATAAGCAATGGCTCTCTCACCTAACGCCCCGGATTACGTAAGTCAGGTTCGTGGCATCATTGGTGATGTCCGCGAAGACTATCTAAAGAAACAGCAGTTGTTCCAGCAGGAACAACAAGCGGCGGCTCAAGTGGGCTTAGGCTACGCACAGCTTGCGGCTCAAAGGGATAATCAAGCCAGGCAAGCCGATCTCGATAGCCAAAGAATTGAACTTGAGGGTATAAAAAATCAACGCGAATTAGAAAGTCTTGCTTACAATCGCCAACGTCAAGCCGCAGCCGATCGCTTAGCGTCGGATCAATTTGAGCTCGCGCAAGAAGAAAAACGACAAAAGATAGACGAGATTGACAGAAAGAATAAAGAAGATGCCGAGTCGGGGAGAATCTATTCTTATATTCGAGATGCGAGAAATTCTGGAGACCCGGACCAGATTGCCATGGCTGAATCGGCGCTCGACAATACAGCTCTGTCAAGTTTAACAAAAATGACAATGCTCGACAGGCTCGATATCGCCGAGGAAAGAAAACGAAAGGTCGATGACCTAGTAGCTAATAGACAAAAAAAACCGCAAGCCGACGCACTTCTAGTGCAGGCAGCAAATCTTGCTATTGATCGTATGGCCCCAGAAGATGCAAGCTTGGCACTAAATGACATTGAAACACAGTTTGCCAATCTTGGTATGACAGATACCACAGTTAATAAATTCTCTCAAATTTTGTCCCAAAAAAATGCTGCTCTTGCAAAGCTATCTAGTGATGCAGTACTTAATGGTATCACACAGTTAAATTCTGATGGAGCAGCTGGAAACATTCTCGACCCAAAATACCAAGCCAGATACGATGTTATTAAGAAACAGTATCCGAATTGGCAAGACAGAATTGAGAATCCTGATGCTTTCAATCAGCTTCGCGGTCTCGCAAAAGATATCACTAAGGACAGTCAGCAAGCATATCTCGACGAGATGAAAACGAAATTTACTGTCGATCAAAAAAACTTGGTGCAGAAGAACGCAAGTTTAGGAGTAGAGACGACCGATCCGATCACCGGAGAGAAGAGGGCAACTTTTGTGAGATCCATGCCCAACATGAACCTTACCGACAGAGATATCGACCCAAGAACTGGAGTACTAACAAAGGTCAAACAAAAAGAAATTGTTGACTACGATCAGATGTTAACTAGGGCGATGAATGGAGATTATAACGCAATGCAAGCTATGCTCGGGAAAGCACTCTCCGAAGCCCCGGCCAATCCGAACATAAAGAAACTCGAGTTCATACCCAACGATTCTTCGAATGTAGCAACTGCTCCCGGAGGGACAGCCCCCAGAACATCGGGAACCGCCTCCATTCCAATAACCCCAAGAAATCAACCAACCCAAATTTCGGATTCCACTCTAGCTACGATAGCCGAAGCGTATCGCCGAGACCCGAATGCCGTTATCTACGGCAGACCGGCCCGAGAGATTTTGGCAACCCTAAAAGCCCGGGGATACACCATTCCCGGAGTCGATTTTCCCTCTAGCGTGGTTTCACCGGGAAAACAATATGACGAATCAGGACAAAATCGTTGACGAACGGCTGAATAATCCCTTGAATTATACCAGCCATGGCGGATCCATTTAACCCCGAGACAGAGCTTGATATAGCTAGTCTCCCCCAGGGTGAGCAACAAGCTATTGACGCCTTGTTTGCTCCTTCCGGAGTTACCCCCGAGCAAGAGATTAACTCTCTGTTTTCAGCCCCGCCCACTAACTTGGCTCAAGCTCAAAATCTAATTGCCCTTAGGGATGACCCGCAGTCGACCGATCTCATAGGTGGACTGGCTACGCGATTTAAGGAAAAGAAGCTTCCGTTTAACACTCAGGCTTGGGAAGACGTTCAAAACAATGTCCGTAACTATTCGATTGAGTCCAATCAAAAGATTTTAGATGCAGAGAAAAAAGGTGACTGGGGTGAACTAACCAAACTTGCCCTTCTTGGTGTTGGTAAAACTATTGGAGCTTACTTGCAAGGTGGTCTTGGAATTACAAATGAGGAGGCTGAAGCAACGCAAAAAAGTTTTGCTGCCCGTAACTATGTGGGAACAATCACCGATCCAGCGCAGGCAGCAAAAGCTTTGGAGCTTGGAAATTTTTACGAAGACGAACTAACTAGCGGAAAATCAATTGTTCCTAAGGACGAAAAACCGGGGATGGCTTTCGGCACAGGACCTCTAACAGCCAAGCTCGGAATGAATTTGGCGATGGCCGAAAACTATCTTCGGGATCTTGAGAGCGATCGCTCTAAAAAATTGGGGTCGGCTAGCTTGCGGAACTTTGCAATTCAATCCGGCGATGCCTTCCTACCTTTTGTTTCTCTCGGTGACATCATAGTTGACGAAAACAATCCCGACCAAGTTGCCCGTCGAGCCGCCCTTTCCAACTCGATCAACAACACAATTCAAAAAGATTACATGACCGGAACGCTAGCCGGGGCAGCCCTCGGATCTGTGGGTTCGTTTATTGGAGTTGGTGCCGGTGCCACAAAGCTATTAGGTAAAGCTGGCCAGATTGCGGATCAAGCTATCAAAGTTCCTACCGTTCTTTCTAAGGGAGCAACGTATGCGACTATCGGGGCTTCGCAATCTTTCGAGGGCGACCCGCGGAATTTAACCGTTCCCCAGCGTCTATCCTCCATATTCAGCGAAAGCGCTGTTCTAGGTTTGGCCGAAGGAGCTGGAAACAAATTAGAAAACTCGATTGATAACGCCCTAGCCAATCACGTCGCCGCAAAAGCCTTGGCCACGAAAATTCCTGCGTTGGCCCCCTTAGTCGGAAGCACGGGGAGAGTGGTTGGAACTACTCTCGGAGAAACTGCATCGGAAGAAATTGAAGCCATCCTTCGGGGACAAGATCCCGTTGAACCCTTGCTCCAGAACTTGGCCGTGTCTGGTGGTATCGGACTTGGAATGGCAATCCCTGGAGTTATAGGGGCAGCGTCTATCGCAAATCGTCGAGCCAAGATATATAAATTGGCAGACGATCGATTTGCAAAATCTTTAGAACAAACAGTATCAAACATTAAGGCTGACCCAAATATCGATGAGCAACAAAAGATGGAGCAAATGACCCAGCTTCGTCAGTCTTTAACTTCCCCTAAGGCCCAAGCCCTTTTCGACGCCGTCAATGTTCGCTCTTCTCTTGACCCAGTAACTACCCCTGAAACGACGAAGGTGGCGGACGAAGCAGTAGAATTTTCGAAGCAAGGATCGGTTGAATCAATGCTTTCGGCCAAGCTTACTGAGGCAGAAGGCCAGATTGGTGTTGCCCCTATTTTAAAAGAAGGACCCCCAGAAACCGAGGAGGAAAAACTTTCCGCACTCAACGAGTTGATTAACGTATTCGACAAGGGCGCAACCTCTATCGACCTATCGAATACACCAGAGAATGCTTTGAAGATTCAATGGCTGGAAAGTCAGGGCCGCGTCATTGGTGAATTGTCCGAAGACGGAAAAACCTATTCTGTAACGAACGTAAAAACTGATGCTGGCAATTGGTTGCAGGGAACTCCAGCCATTGAATTTAAGCAAGAGTTTAAGGATCAGTTTATCATGCGAGCGGAAGAAATCGGGCTTGAGACTGACGAGATTGATCAAATGAATGCTGAGCTTGAGAAAGCTGGAACGGATGACGCCATCGAGGAAGTTGCCAGAAAATATCTCGGGCCAACTGATTATGAAGTCGCCCTAGAAAGCCAGTTAGCTAAAGGCCAAGAGCTGATTGAGCAGGAGAAACCGGCGGAGATCGACGCTAGAAAACTTCAAGATCAAATCAATGTTCTTGAGACCAAAATAAAAGAAGCTCCAGCGGATGAAGCCGTCGCCATGCGGGAACAGCTTGCAAGACTTCAGGCCATGCAGGTTGAGGGTCAGGCCGCCCGTCTAGTCCGTGGAGAAGAGTCGGTATCTAAACTAGTTCAGCAATTCGAGAGTGAAGCCACAAAAGAAGCTAGAACCGGTGAGCTTGCCCCCGAATTGGAGGACAGACCTGATATCGTCCTACCAATCAATAATCCCGAAAGCGAGGCTTTCCGGAAATACCAAAAGCTTGAGCCAGACGATCGAGAGAATTCGAGCCAAGCTCTTGGCGTAGTATTTAACTTAAAGAACCCCGCGACAATTGAGCTACTCCAAAGTCTTGGTGCGATCGATGAGAACGGTCGCAACATAATGACCCCAGCCGAAACTCTTTTGGCTTACGTCAATCGTAAGAAATCTTATTTGCAGAGTAAGTCTCTCGCCGGGTATCAAAAATACAATATTGCGGATGAAGTATCTGCCGCGACAATCAACAGCTTTTTATACGAACTTAGACAGGGAAAGAACAATCTTTCCTTGAGCACAATTTTTAACAGCCGTCTTCGCGATTTCATTCGCAGAGCGGTTCCCCGGATGCGTGCCGGAGTTGGTCTCGGCGCGGCCGTTAGCCTTGAGACTCCCGGTCTTCGGGTTAATGCGGTCGATGCTGATACGCTAGCTGAAGAGCAGGGAATCAATCCCGCTGTGGCCGGAGCTATCAACGAAGCTCTAGATCAGATTGATGCCACAGAAGTGGACAATCAAGTTACCAGCCCCTCTGACGTTCCCTCACCGGCTCAGAGGCAGGAGGCCCTATCCATTCTCGCCCAGAATCTCCAAGCTCCCTTTAGGCAGTCCTTGGGAACTGATGCCGAAAGACTCGCATTTGACTCCGTCGCTTCCGGAAAAGCAGATGTAGCCCAAGATGCCGCCAGGATTGGAACCACCGTTGATAACATCAATGCGTTAAAGCCAGCCGTTCAGCAGAAGTTTGTTTCCGCGTTGCAAGCTGAGTATCGCAAGAATCAGCAAGCTGGAACTCTCCCATCTCGAGAGGTCGTAGAACCAGAAGGAATTGTGCGCGAGGGAGATCTGACCGCCAAACAAATTCAGCCCGCAATCGAACGGTTCAGGAAACTACAGGCCGATGATTTCTTTGATGATGTGGAACTAGCTTCAGCTAAAGCATTGCTCGAACAAACCCAAAGTAGTCGCTCTGTTAATATGCTACGGGCGTTTGAAGGGTTTATTGAATCCACAGCTGAAGGAAAACTTTCCCCCGAAGCGATTACGGAACTATCGGAGGCAGTCGACAATAACTTAAAAACTGCTCTCGATGACGGAAACATTTCCAAGGCTCAGTCCGATGATTACATCGACAAACTAAACAAACTTGCGGAGCCTTATCTGGCTTCTCAAACAACGGAAGAGGGTCAGGCAAAAAATAATATTGCCGCCACCTTCCGATCAAATCTGCTAAAGGTCAACGACCAGATTCTGGCCGACAGCGGAATTACCACCAACGAGGAAGGAACATATGAAGAACCAACAACTAAACCAACCCCAAAACTCCAAGCCAAAACAGCCGATGATCGACGTGAGGAAGCTCGCCAGAAGCTCGCCGAAATCGAGGCCAAACGTGCTGCCGCCACAAAGCGAGTTCCTAAAGAAACCGTTCCCCCTGAGCGGAAAGAAGTGGGACCAGCTGTTACAAGTGGGGCAACCGGAGTCGGGGGACTTGGAGCTGAACGCGCTCGTGGCATCCCCATCCCCAAGTCCTTCGTCGAATCCCGTAACCAGCTAGGCAAACCTTATAGCGAGAAAGTTCTAGATCCGATTGGTTCGGATACGGTAAGACTCTTATCCCCCGAACAAAAACAAGATGTGGCGGCATCCATCACCACGATGGAAAGCTCCAAGCATAAAGCTTTTTACTTGGCTAATGGTCCCGGAACTGGCAAGACCCGAGTGTTGTTAGCAGCGGCCAAATACTATCTCAACAAAGGATTTAATGTATTTTATTTGACGGCTCCTGATGCCGTCACCCCGAACTGGGATCTCAACACAATTGGTGGTTCGATTGAGAAAGATGCCGGATTGATGGGCGTTCCGATTGCAGCTCGTGGGGGTAAAGGTGAGAGTGGTCGCGGTCTTCCAATTGAGAATGTGCCAGGAAAAGTTGTTGTCTCAACTTATACCTCGCAGTATTTAGAAAAGATTCTTCCGTTGGTAGATGCAAAGACAGTTGTTATTTTCGACGAACAACATTCCGGACGCAATTTGCACAAAGCTACCCAAGAGGGTAAGAGCCGCGCCTGGTCAATCCTGATGAATGATATTTCACAGAAAGCTGGTCGAGTATTGATGGCTTCTGGAACTCCGTTTGAAACCCCCGATCAGCTTCTATCTCTTGGTCGCCTTGGAGTTTTCGATAACGAGTCTCCCGATGCCTTGATTAATCGGCTTGGGTATGAAAAGCAATACCTTCGGGGCGGAAAGAAATCATACTGGACTTCGGCGCCGGGGGTTTCTGAAGCAGAGATGCAAGATCGGCTAGAAGCTTACCTGGACGGGCTCGTAAAGAATGGAGTTCTTCGCTCTCGGTCCCTCCGACTCGATGGGGTTAATGTTGAATTCCAAGATGTGCCACTTGATTCGACAATTACCAAACAACTTGAAGACATTAAAAATATGTACGGCGGCACGCAAAACACCGACAATGCTTCTTTACGAAGACTTGTCGCCGCCCAGAAGCGAGCACTTGAAGAATACAAAGTAGACGCTGCGGCAAAGCGAGCCATCAAATCAATTCGGCAAGGTCGCAAACCCATTATTTATGTCGGCTTTGTTTCCGAAACAAATGCTCGGGGCGAAACAGTTGACCCCACTTCGGCGGCAGTAGAAGCTGCAATCCTCAAATTGGCTCCCGATCTAAAGATTGCTCGGATGTACACGGGATCGGGCCAGACTAAAGAACAAGCCCTGGCCGCCTTTAATGGGGACGCGGCGGATGTTTTGATTGCCACAAAAGAAATGGGCGGAACTGGGATTGAGCTTGACGATAAGTTTGGCGATAGCCCTCGCGACATGATTATTATGTCGCCACCCGTCAGCGCAATTCAAGCCGTTCAGCTCGTCTATAGGGTATGGCGTACCGACAGCGCCAGCCGACCAAACCTTATTTTCTTGGAGTCAAAAGCCGAAGTTGATCAGCAGAACATCGACCGGATGCGTGCCAAACTTCGCTTGTTAGATGCCACCACTGGCGCCGGCTTCGAAGGACTGAAGGCTGAAGAAACCAAACCAGCTGAAGCAGCAAAGACAGGGGCTATTACAACTCTAGAAACAATTCGCGCAGCCGCGATGCTAACACCAGATGGAACTATTTATTCTGGATCTTGGCATCCGGCAGCTTACGAAGAATACATGAAGGATACCGGTGCCACCAGAGAGCAAGTGGTCGAAAAACTTAACAGCGGAGCAATTAAAGATGGGTTTGTAACATCGACTGGAAGATTTGTAACGAGAGAAGAAGCGGCAATTATTGCTGAAAAAGCGAATCAATTCAAAGAGGGAAAAGAAGGAGATGTTGCTTACGCTGGAGGATTGAAAGGTATAGGGAACGCGCAAACCGAAAAAACAAAAGCCAAAGAAACCAAACCAGCCGAAGTTGTCGCCCCGGTGAAGTCCACAGCCGAAGCAACTCCCGAACAAGTTTCTACTACAGAAGAGATTTTAAAATCAGCTCTTGGGAAAGACTATAACAATAATGTAATCACATTCCGAGATGCCAAGGGCCAAGCCCATAACTATAACGTAAAGATTGATCCAAACTTCACACACCCAATGGCTGTTGTCGTGGGATCAGATAATGATTCCGACGTCATAGTAATCAACCCCGCCCGGCTTGAAGAAGGAAAGAACAAGCTATCTCCTGATGCTTATAAGTCCTACATAACCCAAGCATTGCTGGAAGAAACTATCCACATAGAGACTTTACGATACTACCGAGAGCTTGGCCTTGATCCTATAGAGGAACTTACTGCGATCGGAGATTCACTATCTCAAGCATCTAGACTAGCTATTGGGAGATTGTATTACTCATCGCTGGGATCTGATATAACAAATTCAGATACACAGGCAAAAATTAAAGCTCTTGCGAATGATTCCTTCTTTGTTGCCATGGAAGGAATTCGCCAGCTATCCCAGCTAAAATTAACTGGGGGCATCACCGAACAAGTTAACTCAGTAAATGCGAGCGACATTGCTCGGGCAACACAACGGCTCAAGGATATTTTAAAGTCGGAGAATAAATCTGTTCTTGCCAGACTTGGCGTGTGGTTTGACAGCATGGCTACAGTGGTCAAGCGTGGATTGGGATTGGCTCCGAATGCCAAGGATCGCTTAGTGATGCGTCAAAGCATCGAGGATGCAATCTCCACACTTCGCAAAACATCAAAAGAATTTGTGCAGGCCGGAGAAGCAATAGCCAGACCCATCCCCGCTCCGGGAACTTCACCGACTGCACCCCGCGCCGCGACCGTATTCGACTCATACGATCTTCGAATCTACCGCATGATTGAGAATCATCTTGAGGGAAGAACTGAAGGCGTGCTCGGGGTATCGGTTGCCGACGATTTATTTAAGACCGTTG